ACGGACAAGACGGGAGCCGGGATAACGGGCATCGCCGCGCCGGCCCTTGCCACGGATGACCCCTCCTGGACGACGACGGTCGCTAACACGACATTCAACGGGACGTCCCGCTTCACTCTCCGCACGGCGCGAAGGAGCGCGAGCAGCGCATCTGGTGATATCACCCAGGCAGTGACGGGCGGCAGCCCGCCAAGCATCTACGGCATCATGGCGGTCATCGCGGTCAGGGAGGAACTGCTCCGCGCGCACGGGACCATCTCGCTTTCCGCCCATGCCTTTCTGTATTCCGACAACCCCTTTAGCGCGCATGGGGCGGTTTCGCTGTCCGGGCACGCTTACTTCGACAACGAACTGGTCTCCCACGGCAGCGTCACCATCGCCGGACGCGCCCACCTCACCAGCCCCTCGAACCTGCGCGCCCGCTACGGCACCGCCACGCTTACGACGACGCAGCGCCCACATCTCGGCAACGCCTACGTCGGACCTATGGCCGCGTTCGGCGCGATCTTCACCGGCAGCGCCGCGCGCCTTGCGTCTGTCGGGGAGGCTCTGCCGGCGCGGGAGACCGGCCTCATCAAGCCCGACATCTTCTACCGCCACGGCTTCGCCCTCGGTATCGAAGGGCTGACGCACCGCGCTGGCATCCTCGACGTCTCCATCGACCTCTCCGACCACGGCGGCTTCATCGCCGCGACGATCGACACCGCCATACTCGGCGGCGGCTCGGCTCCGGCGATGTACTCCGACTGCGTTATTGTCTGCGGCGGGCAGACCTTCCGTGGCAGACTGGAGAGTCGGCAGAAGAACGTCGGCTCGACGGCCGGCTGGACACTCACCTATGCCGGGCCGATGACGAAGCTTCGCGACCACCGCGGCTTCCGGCGCTGCTACGTGACCAGCGACTTGCAGGGATGGTCGACCGACCAGGGCGCGCGCAGCTCGCCGGACACCTTCGAGGTCGCCTCGCGTACCTCGGGGAACACGGCATGAGCCTCGATATCGTCGTCCCCGGCGGCAGCGGCGTACAGCCCGGCTTCTCGGTGCGGCGCGACTCCAACGGACTCGGCATCGGCGCCGGCTCGATCCTCGGCGGAAGTTCCATCTTCGGCATCCACCGCGACGTGAACGCGGCTCTCGTCAACGTCTTCCCCAACTACTACGGGGGTGCGACCGGCTGGACGGTCTACACGTTCCGCCAGTCCGACAGGTTCCAGTTGTTGCACGAGAGGTCACTTGTGACGGCCGACGTGCTCCTCGTCGCCGGCGGCGGCTCCGGCGGCGGCGGCGTTCAGGGCGGCGGCGGCGGTGCGGGAGGCTTCCTCGACGAACATGACGTCGACATCACCTCGGGCGACGTGATCGTGGGCGCGGGCGGCGCGGAGGTCGCCTACCGGGCCGCGCAGGGCAACCAAGGCGGCGATTCGAGCTTCTCTGGGCTAGTGGCCCACGGCGGCGGCTACGGCAGCTCGCAGTGGGGGTCGCGCGCGGGCTACGGAACGGAGGACGAGATTTACTACGGCCCCAGCGGCGGCGGCAGCGGCGGCGGCGGCGGGCCGTGGCCGCTGGGCGGGGAGTTCGCCGACAGGACCGTACCTCCCGGCGGCCTGTGGGTAGAAACCTCGAACGACGTGGCCCCGTGGGACCGGTACCAGGCCTACATGATTTGGTTTGGCCATCAAGACGGAGCCCTCAACACGCATGGCGATCAAGGGCACTGGGGCCACGCGGGCAGCGGGTCAACGTCCATGTATCGGCGCACCGCTGGCGGCGGTGGCGGTTCATGGTGGCCCGCCTACGGCGGCGACATGCCGAACGGAGGCATCGGGCGGCCCTGCGATATCGCCGGCTGGTTCCAAGGGCCGGGCACCGGCCTCGAGTACCACCTCTACAAAGAGGCGAACTGGCGCTGGGTGCCGTGGTTCGGCGGCGGCGGCGCGGGCACAGAGCGGCCGAATAACTGGGGCTATATGACCGGGAACGCCGGATACGGCGGCGGCGGCGAAGGCGGCGAGGCGGGCGTGGACGGCAAGGGCGGCGGCGGCAGCGGGGCGAGGGGCAACTACGGGCTGAACCCCGGCCCGAAGGGCGGCGGCGGAACAGCGATCATCCGTATCCCGACCGCCGCCGAAAGCCTCGTCGAGTACCCCGTGCCGATTGGCTACGAAGACATCTACGACGACTACGACGAGGTCATGGTGCACACGCCGATCTACCCCGAAGGCATCAGCGTCGCGCACGTCCCGGCAGACCAGCCGCATACCGACTGCGCCGGCGAGGAGCTAACCGACGAGTTCGTCTACTGGGGCTGGCCGGACGATCACGCGGGCGACTTCCCGCCGTACCTGTGAGGATGCTATGAGCGATCCCGTCGTCGAACTTGACTCACCGGGCCAGAACGCGCGCGTCTACCTTGAGCTGTACGGCGGCCTCACCGGCGACGAGAACGTGATCAGCAGCGACCACTACATCCGCGCCGTCGACATCGACATGGACATCGGCGGGTATCAGGCGGCGTTGCATCCCTACTTCCGCGTGTCGGTCTACCTGCGCGAGCACATTGACGGAGACAAGCTCGCCTGCATCTTCCGCCGCCAGCTAGAACCCGGCGCAGGAAGTGCGGCTCTGCAAGCGGATATCGAGGCGAAGCAGTTGGAGGTCGACGCCGCCACCGCCCCCGCCGCCAAGGCCTATCTGCAGACCGAACTGGACGCCCTGCTCGAAGAGGCGCGGCTGGCCTCGTGGCGGCCCATTCAGATTCACGCGACGAACAGCATCCAGCGGGCTCGCTGCCTCGTGGTGCGCGTCGAGTGCATCGCCTACAGCTTCACGCCGCCGACTGACGCCTACCTGAAGCACTTCAACGACCAGTACACCAAGGCCGACCCGCCGCCGTGGGGCATCCGCATCACGAAGGCGGTCGTCTACGGCAGCGACCTCGGGCGCAACGTGACCACGCGCCGCGTACTCAAGGACATCCTTGAGGTCGGAGGCATGAGCGGCGGCGGGGACGCGAAGAACTACGACCTCACGGAGATGTACTTCGACGGGTTGCCCAAGGACCGCTGGGAGGCCATTGACGAGGTCTGCGGCATGACCGGTGACAACTACGCCGCCTACGGGAACAACGTCGTGCATTTCGCCCAGCCGGGTCACGGCGCCGACTACTCCTACGCCTACTCCGACCCGCGCACCACGTGGTCCATCGAGAAGACCGTCGACGAGCAGTTCGGCGGCGTGCGCATCGGCTTCACGAACGCGAAGGGCAAGCGCCGCGAGGTCATCGTGCACGGCGGCGCCGGTCCGCGTAATGAGTATCTGGACGCGCCGGAAAGTATCAAGACAGGGCATCAGGCGACGCGCTTCGGCGAACGCTTCCTCGCCAGCCACGGCGCCCTCGGCCCCGCTGGCAGCGTCACGATACAGGGCGTGGACGCCCTCGGATTGCGGCCCGGCGGCACCTTGAACGGGCAGCCGATCACGGCCGTGACGTTGCACCCGCTGGAGCTTTCGGCGGATGTGCAGTTCGGCGAGAACTCAAGGCGCTTCGACGTATGGCTCGCGCGGCTCGCCGCCGGGGCGAAGTCAATCAAGCGGCGCTAACACAGCCTCTCGAAACGCGGCACCCCCTCCGCGACCAGGGGCCGTCCGGGCATACCGGGCGGCCCCGACTCTATTCACGCACCGACGAGACAAGGAACCTGATGAGGCGCACATGACAGAGGCAGCGTTCAGAGAAGCGATGGTCGCGCAGGTGGCGGGGCTCAAGGCGTCTGTCGAGATGCTCCAGGGCAACTTCACTAACGACATTGAGAAGCTCTGGGAGCGAACCGATGACCGATTCACGGGGATGGACAAGGCCACGACGGCCGCTCTCGTGGCGACGGATAAGGCCAACCAGATTGCTCTTACGAACGCCAAGGAGGCCGTGCTGAAGGCCGAGAACGCGGCCACTGCGCGTTACGACAAGCAGGACGAGCGGATCAGCGAACTCAGCCGTCGCTCCGATCGCGGGGCGGGCCAAGGCGAGGGCACGAAGGCCACCCTCTACGGCATCGCGGCAATCATCGCCAGCGCGGGCCTCATCGTCTCGATCATCATTCAGCTATCGCATTAGGAGAAACCATGTCCATCGAGCGAGTCTTAGTCATCGTCATCATCGTCATTCTCATTGTCTTCCTCGCCACGAAGTTGCTGTAGGAGGCCTCATGCCCAACGCCCACGGCCTCGGCCGAATCCCGTCTCCGCCCGATGATCGCGACTACAAGCTCGCCACCTATCTGCACCCGTCTTTCGGCATCACGCAGATGTACTGGGGGGTCGGCCCGGTGCTTGACCAGGGCGACAGCGGGCACTGCGTCGGCTTCGGCTTCGCCGACTGGGGCAATACGTTGCCGGTCGACGACGACTACTCAGGCGCAGACGGCGACGCCATCTACTACGAGTGCAAGGTCATCGACGGCGAGCCGCGGCAGGAGGACGGCACCTCCGTGCGTTCGGGAGCCAAGGCGATGAAGCAGCGCGGCAGGCTGGCCGCCTACGCCTTCGGCAGCCTCCCTGACGCAAAGACGTTCCTGCTCAACCACGGCCCCGTGGTCTTCGGCATCGACTGGTATGACGGCATGTTTACGCCGGACGCGAGTGGCATCGTGCGGCCGACCGGCAACGTCGCCGGTGGCCACGGCATCGCGGCCTACGGTGCCGACGCCACGTACTGCTACCTGCAGAACTCGTGGGGCACGTCGTGGGGCCAGGGCGGCAAGTGCAAGATCACGTGGGCCGACCTCGCCGTCTGCATGGCAAACGGTGGCGAGGCGTGCGCGGCCGTGGAGCTACCCGTCTTCGTACCCACTCCGCCACCCGCGCCCGCTCCTCCCACCCCGACCGGGCTCAAGGCCGCACTGCAGGCCATTCTCGCGACGTTCAAAGCGGCTGTGGCGGCCCTGGAAAAGCTCATCTCTAGTCTGTAGACGCGCGCGAGTATCACACCGCCGCGCCGCGGTCAACTGTTGGCTGCAACTGCTTGTAGTACATCGGGATAGCTGCGTCCAGAATCAGGTTGTCGATAGTCACCTAGGAGGCATCCGTGCAGTCCAACAAGCTCGTCAAAGAGAAGATGGCCGCGTATATCAAGCGGCACGACATCGCCGAGCACCTGTGGGCGGACAACGACCAGTGGGGAAACGGTGCGCAGACGAACGCCTGGCGCGTCTCTACGCATGCCGGGCTGCACCCCTCAGCGCAGAAGACGCAGGCGCTCTGTGACCTGCTTCTCCCTCCGAACGTGCATCAGGAGTTCCGCCAGGCCATGGCGCGAGGCTACGATTCGCTCATGGGCGTGAAGGAGGGAAGCGCCAAGCAACGTGAGATCGCCGCGTTCTGCGGACTGGATTGGCATGAACCCTGGTGCGCCGAGGGGCACTGGTATGTCGCCAGGAAGCTCTGTCACTTCAACGGCCCGCCCCCCAGCAATCCGGCCTACGTCCCGGCGATGGAACTCTACGCGCAGCGCAATCACATCATTGTGCCTCACCGCGACCTCTGGCTCCCCGGAATGAGCTGCACGTTCGTATGGGACTACGCCCATTACGTCGGCAGCGGCGACCACATCGGAACCATCGACGAGGTGAAGCCGGAAGGGGCGCACGTCAGCTACATCCACACCGACGAGGCCAACGCGGGCGGGGCCGGTCCTGACGCCGTGCGCCGCGAGTTCCGCAGTTTCGAGCAGATCAACGTCGTCTTCGACCTCGCTAGGCTGCAGAAGTGAAGGTCACATTCACGTGTGACGAGTGCGGGCACGAAGTGTTCGTATCGTCTTGGGCGCGGGCGCGCGATGGCGACATGCTGATGCAACTTCCGTCCAGCACCGACTGCCCCAACTGCGCCAAGCTCACGTATGGCCCGCTGACAGAGAAGATGGTGGCGGAGGCGTTGTGCGAGGCCAAGACCAACAGCAACACGGGGGAGAGCGGAGTTGATTGGGCGCACTGGTGTGAGCTTTCCGAAGACGCGGAGGTGCGCGACTCATTCCGCCACGAGGCCCGCTTCGTCCTGCGGCTGCTTAGCGCGTTCGGTGACAAGAGGAAAATCAGGGATGACGGTACCGGGTTCGCATCGCTGCCGTGGGACTTTCGGAAGTCCGACCCCGGAACAACGTGGCGCGACTGGCTTCTCGACCTGGCGCGGCAGAAGTGAGCTGCGAGATTCCCCTGACGCGCGGCATGGTGGCGCTCGTTGACGATGAAGACTTCGAGATGCTGTCGGGGTGGAAATGGAGCGCACACACTGATCGACGAGCCCGGTATGCGGTGCGTGGATCGCGCACCGGCGGAGTGTGTAGGCCGACCCGAATGCATCGCCAGATTCTGTTGCCCGACCCCGGCGTCGAGGTCGACCATATCAACGGTGACGGCCTCGACAACCGCCGTGCCAACCTACGTTGCTGTACTCACCGCGAGAATCAAGCCAACCTAAGGCCGCAGAGGGGGCGCACGTCTGCGTTCCAGGGCGTGAGCTGGAGCAAGGGCAGCGGCAAGTGGGTGGCCCATATCGGCCATGACGGAAGAGCGCGCCATCTCGGGTGCTTCGACAACGAGATAGACGCAGCGTTGGCCTACGACCTGGCCGCCCTCCGCTTCCGTGGCGAGTTCGCGCGGCCCAACTTCCTGAGGGCATCGTGACGCCGCAGTTCACTTGCGACCGTTGCGGCATGGGCGGTACGTCCTGCTACCGTCGCTTTGGGAAGTCGCCCAAGCCGCACTACGTCTACGAACGTCGCAAAGTCGGCCTCGGACTAGCCTCATGGTGCATCGCCGTCCACCCCGCCCCGCGCAAGATAGCGAGGCCGGATAAGGAGCGGTGTGAGGCGTGGAGAGATGCGTCGGGCAACTCTGCCGAAGCCGTGCGCAAGGCTATGGCGGCTGGGGAGCAGGCGCTGTGACCGCCGCCTGCCCCCATTGCGGGCAGGCCCGGATGGGCCATGACCCCTGCATCTCCAATCTGCCGGGCGTGGTCAACGCCTGCTGCGGCCATGGAGACCCCCTCATCATCCCGTACCTGACCCTCGAAGGCGACCCATCCGTAACCCTGTACGGGTGTGCCGCTCTGACCGTGATGAGGGCCATGGGCGGCAATCCACCGGACTGGCCGCGCACCTATTCGGCGGCGATGGTGTCTGGGGAGTATCGCGCGTGAGGCCCATCCGCATCGCCTCATGCGAGGAGTGCGGCGCGCACGGCCCCATGGAGTGCGAATTCAAGCGCCACGACGCCGCCCTCGACCTCTGGCCCAAATACCTCTTCTGCTCAGGCAAGTGCTGCGCGAGGTGGCTGGTGACGCGCAACGGTCTGCCCAACCCCGGCATCGCCGCGGCGCTCGGTCATGCGCCCGGACAGGAGCGTGGGTAGTGACCGTCCGCGAAGCCTACGACGAGAGCACGTCCCTCAACGACCTCGCCGGCCGCATCGGCTGCCACTACCAGACGGCGCGGAAGATGGCGAAGAGTGAGGGGCTGGCGGTCCCGGCGGAGCACTGGGGTCGGAAGTACACGCCGGACGCGACGCCGGCGGCGATGACATCCGAGGAGCAGTTCGCCGAGGATAAGACCATCGCCCGACTCAAGACCGAGCTCGCGGAGACAAAGAAACTGTACACCGCCGCAGTTAAGACGAGCAACGTGTACGAGGACGTGCTGGAGGCGGCGCTCGGCGTCATGGGCAAGGTCACGCCGACGCGGGTGCTGCCACCGCATCTCGGGCGCGGGAGCATCGTCGAGGACGCGATCCTCACATGGGCAGACCCTCACGGCGGCGAGATCATCGACCGCGACGTGATGCAGGGATTCAACGAGTACAACCCCGCCATCATGTGCCGGCGGATGCAGTACACCGTCGACCGCACGCTGAAGATCCTGTTTGACTGCCACACCGGCACGACATTCGAGGTTTTGCACGTCTTCGACCTCGGCGATTCCTTCACGGGCGACCTCCTCGACGACAACAAGGCCACGAACGCGCTGCCGGTCTTCGAGGCCATGCGGCTCGTGGCACAGGTCAAGGCCGTGGCTCTGACCGAACTCTCCGAGTACATCCCCGTCACCTACATCATTGTCCCCGGCAACCACGGACGGCGCTCGGCGAAGATGCCGTGGAAGCAGCCGACTGAAACGGCGGACTGGCTTATCGGCGAGATGGTCCGCGACCTCACGGCCACCAACGACCGCGTGTCCGTCGTGGTCCCAAAAGCCTGGACGGCCATCGTCGAGGTACGCGGGCACTACCACTCGCTGAATCATGGCTACAGCGCAGCCAGGGGCGGCTACGGCGGCATCCCCTGGTACGCATTCCAGCGCATGGACGGCAAGCTCACGGCGCTCGAATCAAGTCACGGCCGCCGCGTCCATTATCGCTGGTACGGCCACATCCACCAAGCCGCGGACCTACCGAAGATGGACGGCGTCGGCGAGCAGTTCATCGTCGGCAGCCTCAAGGGCGGCGACGAATACGCGCTGAATGAGCTGGGCTCCTACGCAGACCCGGTGCAGAAGTTGGTCGGCTGCCACGAGGACGTGGGCGTGTCGTGGCGCTACCCGCTGAATGTGAACCGGGCCGACGCGGAGCCGAGCAGATATGAGCGCTTCCTATGATCCTCTCCTACTCCCGCGGCCGCCTCGTCACCTACAAGCGCGGCGTCTGGCGCTATGAGGACGGCGTGCCCGTTGACGACGACCCGAATCGTCCCTGCCCCCGCTGCGGCAGGCCACCGACGGCAGAGGGGTATGACGCCTGCCTCGGACACATCCCCGGCTGCGTGTCGGCTTGCTGCGGTCACTCAGTACATGAGCCGATCCTCATGATGCGCGTGGAAGAGAAGGTTCCCGCGTGACGCTCCTTCACGGCGACTGCCTCGCCGAAATGGCCGCGATGGACGCGGGCAGCGTGGACGCGGTCGTGTGCGATCCGCCCTACGCGCTGACGAACAGGGTGGCCGATGTGCCCGCCTGCGATGCTTGTGGGCGGCAGTGCGGCGGCAGCGATCACGTCAAGGTCGGCGACCCCTGCCCGCGTTGTGGCGCGCCGCTGGTCTTCCGCCGCACGATGACGGGAGCCGGGTTCATGGGCAAGGATTGGGACACAGGCCTGGTCGCATTCTCTCCTGAAACATGGGCCGAGGCGTTGCGCGTCTTGCGCCCCTCCCACTACCTCCTGGCCTTCGGCGGCACCCGCACATGGCATCGCCTCGCCTGCGCCCTCGAAGACGCCGGGTTCGAGATTCGCGACACGCTCATGTGGCTCTACGGCAGCGGCTTCCCCAAAGGCAAGTCCTGCCTCAAGCCCGCATGGGAGCCGATCATCCTCGCCCGCAAGCCGGGGCCGATGCGGGAGCTGGGGATTGAGGAGTGCCGGGTGGGGACTTCCGACAACCTGAACGGTGGTGCATACGCCAAGAACGGAAACCGCGTGGACCTTCCAGGGGCAGAGCGCAGCGTGAAGGCGGCAGGCATGATGGCTGCAGGCAAAACAGTAGGTGCCGATTTCGCTCCCCCCTCCGGTCGCTGGCCCGCGAATCTGGTCCTGGAATGCACCTGCGACGAGACGCGGGAGGGGACGGCGAAGACGGGGACTCACGTCGGGCACAATCGTGACGGTACGGCAGTCGCGAGTCGCATAGCAGGGCTCGGCCGTAAGGACACGAGGGACATCGGATACTCCGGCCCCCACGGCAAGGAACCCGTCCGCATCCACACCAACCCGAACTGCCCCTGCGCGATGCTGGACGGGCAGACGGCAGGGCTGGCTAAGGCGTGGTCGGCTCCGTCCACGGGCGCAGGACGAGAGGCAGACAGAACTCACTCCACTGGCATTGGGGAACTGCCCGGTGACGCACCATTCACGTACGGCGACTCCGGCGGCGCGAGCAGATTCTTCTATGCGCCGAAGGCTTCGCGGGCCGAGCGTGGCGAGGGCAACACACATCCTACGGTCAAGAATCTGGCCCTCATGCGCTGGCTGGTCCGTCTTGTGGCCCGTCCCGGCGACGTGGTGCTCGACCCGTTCATGGGCAGCGGCACGACCGGCGTGGCGTGCGCGATGGAGGGGCGCGAGTTCATCGGCGTCGAGCGCGAGGCCGAGTACATCGAAATCGCCCAGCGGCGCATCGAAGCCGCCTCAGCTCAGACGAGAATGGAGATGCCCGCGTGACCTACCGTGACCGTATCGAAGCCGAGACCGCAACCGGGCACCCCGCTTGGCCATGCCCCCGCTGCGGGCATGACGCCTGGTGTGTCGAGCGTCCGCGGCGGAAGTCCAAGTCTGACCGCCCCTGCCTGTTCCCGGCGGTCTGCGGCCACTGTCACGTCGTGGACACCGCGCACCACGCCGACGGCAACTGGATGGGCCAGCACTCGTACTCAAAGTCGCCGGCAAGCCTGTATGCGTTCGTCATGGATCGCGCCGAGTGCCTGAGGGTGGCCCAGTGACTGCCGCATCTGAGTACACGAAATGGGGGGACGGTGACGGGACTCTCGGCCCGTCCGACGTTGCGCTCGGGTTCAGGCTGGCCGACGCCGCCATTGCCGAGATGGAGGCGGAGAACGAGCGACTGAAGTGCTGCGGGAACTGCGGATGCTGGGCTCTCGACCACGCTTGCGGAGCGGACCCAGACGGACTGCTGATTCCCGACTTCGCGCCGTGGGACCGCTGCCACTTCCTCGACCTCGGCGAGTCCCGCTGGACCGAGAGGGTGGCCAAGTGACCGACCATGGACAGCAAACGGTAAGGGAACTGCTGGCGTCTGTCCGCGAATGGCTCTCGGACGTGGACGAGATGGTCATGGAGATTGGCCATGACCGCTGGCTTGACATCCCCATTGCGGACTTCAAGCGCATCGGCGAATCCGCAGACGCAGACGGCGTCGTGGTGCTGTTGCAGGCGTGGGGGGAGATGACCGCGACGCGGATGCAGATCGCTTCGCTGCCAGAATGCGACAGGACGAAAAGAGGATGACGTGACTACCTCAACTCCCCCGGCGTGGGCGTGGCTCAGCGAGTGCTCGGTGCCCGTCGGGGCCTATCAGCACAAGGTCATGGACTCCCTAACCCCCGACCCCAGCTACTTTCCGGCCGACGTTGCAGGCGTAAAGGAATCCTTACCAACCGACCCCTGTCCCGACTGCGGCGGGAGTCATAAGCCGTGGGTCCTGTGTCACGAGTACGGCCAGATGCGGGAAGAGGCGCTGTCAACTGACCCGCGTCCCCTGCCTGATGCTGACACCTTAGGCGAGCGGAACGACAGTGAATCGCCAATCGACTCGCGCGAAACACCGGATTCTGCGACTTTACGCGAACGGAACGGAGACGACCCCACCGGCGAGGATGTGTGGCCACTGGAGCGCGATGGTGTTCATTCCGTGCGCGAAACACCTACAAAGTTACGTGTTGGCGCACGAAACGAACACCCGGAGCGCGATGTTTCCCAAACGGGAAACGCCCCCGATACAGGAAACATCGAGTGGGTCTGCAACGACTGTGGCCAGGATCGCTACGGGCAGTGCCTCGGCGTCTCGACGTGGCACATGGGCCGCTGTGACATCTGCTGCGAGGAGATGGCCGTGACCGAGCCCCGCGACTTCGGCAACGGGGGTACAACCTGTACCCCGAACCCCTTCCCCGAGGTGCTGTACTCGATGATGGTCGAGGCGCACAACCGTGACGAGGGCGACCCCGATATTCATGGCAGCCATGAATATGGCGCTAACCCTAAAGATGGCGATCCCACGTGCATGGTTACTGCGCCCGCGGACAGTTTCGTCGAGAAGTGCCCCGTCTGCCTGCACGAGATGGAGAACGACGAGGGTATCCTCTGTGACCACTGCAATGAACCTACCGGCCCGGGGAGTTTCGCCGTCGTCAACGGCCCCGGCGGCGTGTTCGTCTACCACCTGCACTGCTATGACGAGGTGTATTGGGGCGGGAAAGATGATGGACAGGAGCAGGACACGGATGCGGGCACAATCCCGCTGTGGAAGCAAGCCCTGTGGCTGGCCCGGAACATCGAAGACCTGCACTCTCCGCGCCCGGATGTGGTCAGCGACGATGAACTGCGCGGGATGACGCTCATCCGGGTACTCGGTATCGGCGCGGACGAACACGGAGACGAGGTGTTTCGGAAGAGCTCAGAGGAACTGCACGAGGACCGGGTCGAGGAATGGTCCGACGGCGAGTTCTATGACTTGGTGGACAGGTTCGGCGGCGAACTAGGGAGTGTCGAAACCTCGACAGTTACAGACAAGTGCTGAGGTTCTGGGCCGAATCAGTGAATCAGAGTGGGGCCGTGGCATCGACTTCGGGCCGACATGCAAGGCAAAGGGACGGCCACGGTAGAGCGGGTAGTCGGCTGCGCGACCGTTGATAGCGGTCATGGAGGGAGCCCGCTTACAAGACAAGGGACCTGACCCCGAGCAAGACTCGGCAGTAGGGTCCACCGGGGCGGTTCCGAGCCCGAGCAATCGGTCGGGACCGCCCCTTCTGTGCGTCCCGACTGCCGCTCCAACTCCTTGTAGTAGCAGCTTGCCCCTCGCCCCACACTGGACACAGAGGCCACCTCCCCTCAGGACCGCCGGGTCCGCTTCCCCTGCATTCCCGGCCCGGCGGTCCGCCCCTAATCCCGGAGACAAAGACGACATCGGAGCTGTATGCGAAATGGACCGCGAAAGACGATCATCACGACGCTACTTGCTGGCCTTCTGCTCGGGGCTGCTTGTCTTGCCGGCGCTGGTACTGCTGGCGCGACGACTGGTACGGGGCCGTGCTCCGTCCACCAAGCCAAGCGCGACGTGCTCACCGCCCACCGATCCTATGTTCGAGCGGCAGGCCGCTATCGCGAGGCGCAGCGCGTCCTCAGTGAAACTCGCGCGGCCACATCCACTTTCGGAAGTGCTGTGGGATGCCGGGTTCGACCAGCTCGCCGGGCAGGCTACGCATGGTGGGAGATGCCCATCCTCATGCGGGTCATCGACCGCGAATCAGGCGGCGACCCGAGCGCGAGCAACGGCGGTGTCTACATCGGCATCCTGCAGATCGGAGCCGAGTGGGCAGACGGCTCCAAAGGCTGGTACTGGAAGCAGTGGGGCCTGCCTGCCCTGTGGAGTCGCACAAGCGCATGGGAGAGCCTTCGACACGGATCGCACATGGCGTGGTCCAGTTGGGGTGAGTGACTGATGCGCCGCGAAGACCGCGAAAAGACACAGCGCGCGCCGACTCGCGTGCGTCTCGGTGCCAACGGCGTCAAGTTCGTGTGGAAGCAGCACGTCAGCAAGCGAGGCAACGTCTACTGGCGCCGGACCAAGTACTTCTTCCTGGATCACCGCCGGTATGTGCGGAGAACGTCGTGACCACCGTCGCCACGAGCTCCGTGAGCACTCGGTCGCCGCTTCCATTGCCCGATGAGCACTGGCACTCCCGTTGGCTCGTCTTGCCGAGCTGGGACCGCCTGCACCGGGTCTCAGATGACATCGTGTGGGAGGACGGAGAGGACATGCGCCAAGGCAGCGGCACGACGCTGTGCGGCCGGCAGGGGTTCCTGTCCATGCCCGGCATCTTCAGCCGCATGGGACTGCCCCGCTGCGCGCACTGCTGCCGACTAGCCGGTATACCCCGGGGAGACGGTGCGCCGTTCAACCAGGACATCAGCGAGCGCGACTGATGACCGTCTATCCCGTCATGTCACCCGCCGCCTGCCGCTATCTCAGACTCAAGCTGGAAACTGCGGTTGGCGTCTGCCACGGCGGCCTGTATTGCAGCTACCTGCGCCAGTTCATCGTCAGCGGAGCACGCGGCACCTGCGTTGGCTGTGAGCAGTTCTCTGAGGAGTCTCAGACGGCCTACTCCCGCGTGAGACTTCCATGACCGACATCCCCGCCGATCCCGTCACGACGCTACTGGAGGGCGCTATCGCGATGCACGAGCTGTTCCTGGCCTATCAAGACGGCGGGTTCACGGAGCGGCAGGCGTTCGCGCTGGTGCAGACAATCATCGCCACGTCCTGCGCTCGGCCGAACGATTCCTCGGGGCCATGATGGGAGTCCTCTTCTTCGTCGGCGTCTGCCTCGTCGCCCTCATCGTCTACACGGCCATTCTCATTCGATGGGCCGGACGATGACGTGGCGACACAACGGAAAGGAGGTTGACTTGCCAGCATCGCTCGGCGGAATCGACTTGAGTGACTTCACTGACCTGCGAATCAGCTACACGAACGCAGTAGGAGGCCCCATGACTATAGGCGGCGATACCTGCCACCTGTGCGGCGCTCGGACCATCGACCACAACGTCAACACGGCCGAGGTCGGCAAGAAGAAGAAGAATCGGCGGATGGTCACGACGAGGTACGTCCTCTACGCCTGCGGCACGGACGTGAGCCGCAGAGACGGCGAGGAGCCTATCGTCGAAGTCGGCCGCAAGTGCATCCGCCTAAGCGAACGACCGTTCTGACCCTCGCGTCCGCCACCACGACTCTTCTCTGGAGGTGAATACATGAAAGGAACCAAGGCCATCGCCCAGACGCTCATTCTCGTCTTCGTCGTGACGGTCCTCGGTGAACTGACCGCTGTCGGCGCTCACATCTTCGACTTGAGCGCCGGACAGTGGAAGGGAGTCGCCGCCGCTGGCATCGCCGCGCTGATCGCGTTCGCCTACAAGTGGCTCAACCCGTTCGTCAAGGATTACGGGATCGGCGCGGAGTAACGCCACTAACCCGACCCCCCGGCCCCGTCGCTGTCACAGGGCGGGGCCTTTCCGCGTCCGGGGCGCGCGCTACTCCGTAATCGTCATCTCCCACGTGCAGTCGCCCGACTCCCATGCGGCCGTGTACGTCCCAGCGGGCAGGTCCATGGTCGCGGTCTTGGTGCCGAAGACGAAGTACAGTTCCGCTTTCGAGAATCCCCCTGCGTCCGAGACATACACCCCAAGGCTGGAGGAATCGCCCTCTTGCGGCATTCTCACCGTCACCGTCTGCTTGCCACCGCTGACCGTGAATGGCCCTGTCGTTCCCGTATCCATGCCGCTGCTGCCGCCTGAGAATGCGGCGACGACGGTACTCGCGCTCGCTGGACTGCTGCCCCCGCTGCCGCTCTGCGCCACGGCGACCACGATGATGAGCAACAGCAGCACGGCCCCGATGATGACCACCAGCCCCGTCGATCCGACCCCGCCTGTTTCCCTTCCGTTCATTTCTCCCCCTCATTCATCCGCTCCGCGATGACAGACGCGGCGTCGATTCCCCGCGCCTCACACTCCTCGGCCAGCAGCGCCGTGATCCGGGCCACCTTCCAAACCAGATACCGGAGCAGGTCGTCGCGCAGGACACGGAAGTGGCCAGGATCGAACTGCTCAGTGTCTATCTCGCGCTCCTGGAACCATCCTTCGTCCATCATCTTTTGCACCGTCACCCGTGACAACTCCCAATAGCCGATTCTCGCCCACAGGGCCACCACGGCCTCGGGAGACATCCACTTGTCGGGGTCGGTGCGCACTTCGCATTCATTGTACATGGCGTATCTCCCCCCTCGCTAGTGTTAACTCTGTCACCGAACATCTAAGCGCACCAGTTGACAGATGTCAACAAGGACGATACCACCGCGCCATGGGAAACAAACTTTCTCGCAGATAGTATTGACATCCGCCCAAGGATAGTTGTAGGGTGTCGGTAGTCGAATGAGGGGGAGCCGAATGCACTAACCGTTTCGTCCCGCACGCAAGGCTTGGAGGAGCCATGCACCCAACGAAAGTTGGGGCCGCCCCCGTTAGCGCAGGGGCAGCCCCGGTAGAAGCCCCGCAGCGAACAGTCACGAAGGCCACGAGCTATCGTCATCCTACTACCGAAGCGGTGTCCGGTCACGCTTCGGACACGAGCCACCGCGACGACGGCCTTGGCGCCGCTCGCGGCCTCGCACTCGCCATTCTCTTCGACCTCGTGCTCGTCGCCGTTATCGTCGGCGCGTGCTACCTCGTCGGCTTCCTGCTCGCCCACCCGCTCTACTTCGTCGCCGTTGTCTGCGTCGCCGTGCTGGCGATCATGGTTACGGCGGACAGGTGGATGTCGTGAGCCGCCCCGTCACCGCCCGCCGCGCCGCGCACCACGGCGTGCCGAAAGATGCGATGACGCAGTCGCCGTACACGGGGGCGTGGGTCGAGGTGGCGGGCGCGCGTATGTGCGGCGCCCACGTCGAGTTCATGCGCCCCGATGGTCGCTGGTTCGTCGTCGACGCTCGGCACCCCGTGTTCCGAGTGAAGCCATGACTCGCAGCCCCTACGGACTGATGAAGGCCCGCCGCACCGCCGCCAAGGTCGCCGAAACCAGAGGCGAACCCGTCGCCATCGTCGATATCCACAAGATCGAGCCCGAATACGTGGCCGTGCGCAAGCTCGCCTCGTTCATGCTGCATCACGAACATGCCCGGGTGCTGTGTGACTGGGTGCAGCCATGAGCGCCCCCAGCGAGCGCCACAAGGCGCTGGTCGCGTACTGCTCCGACTACCGCTGCGGAGACTGCCCGATGAACGACCGGCAGTTTGGCTGCATCGACATCAACGATCCGTGCATCGTCTCGCTGGCCATGGACGCACTCGCGGCAGAGGGCGGAGACACGAGGGACCCGTACTGGGGGACGGCATGAGCGCCTTTGACGAACTGCGGGAGGTTTTCTTCTACACGGAGCCAGGAGCGCCGCCCGTTACCACCTGGAGTACGTCCGCGATCATCGAAGAGATCAACGCCGTTGAGGCTGCGCACTCGCGTCCGAGAATCAAAGTCAAGCGTGGGGCCACGTTCATCGTCGACCTCTCGCGCGGCATCGCATCGAACACGTTCGCGATTGGACCCGTCGATGTCTTTCGCGGCAAGGGGGCACGAGAGGTAGTCGCCGAGGCAGCAAAGAACGAGGACGGGTTCGCGGCGATAGGCGTGCACAGCGCATGGAAGGAACCCGGAGCCGGATTCCTCAACGACTTCATCGGCAAGGCTCTCGCCAAAGCCGACCTCGTGCCGGTCGCGAAGACGGAGCGCCGCGGCGACCTCATGGACGTTGTGGGCGAGGGCGGCGTTTGGCTGCGGTTCAGCACTGCGTCCTGGGACGCGCTGACGGCCATATCGGACGGCGTACTAGTCGATGTCGATTGGCACCGTCCGGCTTTATTTCTGAAGGACGACACCGTCATCGGATTGCTCATGGGTATCTGCCCGCCAAGTGCCTCCTCCGAGGTGGGGTCGTGAACCTTCGCACCTGCACCATCGAAGACGTGGCGGAAGCCTGCGGACACCGCATGACGCCCACCCCGCTGATATCGCGCGAGCCCTGCGAATCCTGCAAGGACGCGGACACCGAGACGGACACCGGCGCGTTCACCTGCCGCGAAAGCCCGTCCGGCGTCCCCGGTTGTGAGTCATACCGGGCAGTCCGGGAGCTCGAGGACATCGCCTGCCAGGTCGCGGCCAAGTTCAAGCGGATCGGCGACCACGGCATGCGTAGCGAACTGGCCATCGGCACGGCGGACGGATTCGCCAATGCCCTGTACGAGCAGGGGTTCGGGGCCGAGTTCGACACTGAGGCGTTTCTGGAAATGAGCGGCTGTGGGAGGGATGCGTGATGACCAAAACAACAGAGAACTGGATCAGCGGCCTGCGCGAACTGGCCGACTTCGCAGAGCAGCACCCGACGTTGTTCGAAAGACAATACGGCGAGACGGTCAACCTATTCGCCTACAGCCCCGAGGAGATGGCGGAGCAGACGGCCACGCTTGGCACGTCCGTGAAGACCATCTCGGAAAACTGGTACACCATGACTCGCCGCTTCGGGCCGCACCGTCTTGATCTCAGCATCGGCCGGAAGACGTTTTGCGAGCGCGTGCAGACCGGCACCGTGACCGTCGAGAAGCCCGACCCCGAGGCGCTGGAGCGGGTGCCGACCATCGAGGTCGAGGAGCCGGTGTACGAGTGGATATGTCCCGAGTCCGTGCTGGCACACGGCGCGGCCGTCACGGTCAAGGCGTGACCGTGACCCGCTTCGACGCCATCCGCCGCCAGCTCGGCGACATCGAGAAGGCCCACGAACGGGCGCTGGCCCTGCGCGAGATGCAGATCCGGGTGCTGTGCAGCTATCGCGACGAGCTCGAGGACAAGGCCGACATCGCCGTCGAGATGCTCGTGGCCACGTTCCACTACAGCAAGGACGCGGCTGAGACGGCGATTGACACCGCCTACGAGGCTCGGCAGGCGGCGCGGAAGGTGGTGGTGGCATGAACTTTTCCGCCTACTGCCAGCTCGACGCCGTGAACGCCAGCAGTCTGAAGGCGGCCTCTGAGAGCGCCGAGGAATACCAATGGGCGCTGACCCACCCCAAGGCAGACACGCCGGCGATGTTCAAGGGTCGCGCGATCCACTGCGCCGTACTGGAGCCCGACGAGTTCTTCCGGCGGTACGTCCTCTGGCCTGGGCCGCGCACCACGAAGGAGTACCACGCCTTCATCAAAACGGTCCCCGAGGGCGTCGAGGTCCTTTCGTCGGCCGATTATGACGACTGTATCGGCGCTCGCAACTCCGTCCAGTCGCATCCATTCGCCGCCGGATACCTCGCGTCTGGCGTCTTCGAGCACACGCTCCAGTGGGTCGACGAAGAGACCGGCCTGGACTGCAAGGCGCGGCTGGACTGGCTCGACCTTGACTGTGGCTGGATCACGGATCTGAAGTCGAGCAAAGACATCACCCCGCGGTCCTTTGAGCGCACCACTCACGACCTCCTCTACCACCTGTCCGCGGCGCACTACACCGCCGGGGTCAAGGCCGTCACGGGCCAGGACTGCGGATTCCGCTTCATTGCGGTCAAGCAAAAGGGACCGTGGTCCGTACGTTGCGGCCCCATCGCCGAAGACGCCATCTACTGCGGCGAACAGGAACGACGCCGGCTGCTGCGCCTAGTTGCCGACTGCACCGCTTCTGGTACATGGCCGGGAGCCTACCCGGACGAAGACACATTCGACCTTCCGGCGTGGTTCTACGCGCAGGGAGAACGCGCCGACGCGGCCGAAATCAAGATTCTTGAGGGGCTCGCGCCCCGGGACGGAGCACGACTGTGAGCGACGACAAGAGGCACTATCGCACGTACTTCTCGTCAAACAGCCTGCGTGGCGTCGACCTGCCGACCACCGGCAAGACGTTCCGCATCACGGCCGAAGAGACGGGGCTGACCGAAGACGAGAAGACGCACTGCATTTTGACCATTCGCGACGCAGAGACGACGGGAATCAAGTGGGTCACGAACATAACCAACTGCGAGTTCATGACGCAAATCTTCGGTTCGCCGTCCCCAGTCGACTGGGTAGGCCATCGCATCACCATCAAGAACGATCCGACGGTCAAGATCGGCAAGCGGACTGTGGGCGGAATCCGGGTCATGGGGTCGCCGGAGATGACGGAGCCTGTGCGCTTCGAGTTCCAAGAGAACTCGCGGAAGAAGGCGCGTCAGGTCACCCTTGTCCCCACCGGCACCGCCACCCCGCCCGCCACCGTCGACCCCGTCACCGGAGAGGTCGACGACGACATCGGCTTCACCGACGACGCGCCGCATGCGGACATAGGCCAAGGTGATACAGGGACGGGCCTAGAGGACGACGCGGAGCAGGATGGCTCTACCGACGCCTTAGACGGCCAAATTCCCGGCATGGACGCCGCAGAGGTCAAGGCGCGCAACGCGAGGGGGAAGGCGTGAGCGACGCAACCTGTAAGACGTGCCCGTGGTGCAAGCTGCAGCCCGAATACAGCCCGGCATACCTCGAGGCTGGCTGGTGCTGCAAGAACGCTCCGGTGGTCGAGCAAGACCCAGCCTATTTCGGGCAGGCGGCTTGGCCGCTAATCCTGTACACGGATGTCAACTGGTGCGGCGAGCATCCCGAGCGCGCGGCGACGGTGAAGGCGTGACATTCCGTCACCCCACCTCCGACCCCAACCGCCCCTGCACAAACCACGACCTGCGCCTGCTCAATGACGCGCTCGCTCACCTGCCGCTGTCAGTGTGGCAGATTCACATCGACGCCGAGTACGGCGGGCGGGGGCTGCGGGAACTGACGCATGGTGAGGCCCTGTCGTTCTCGGGCTGGGCTGTGAAGGAGTGGGCGAAATGACTCACGGAAAGGACTGGACGTACCGCAGCGGCTGCCGTTGTGACGACTGCCGGGCCGCTCACGCCACAAGGAACGCAGCCTCAAATGCCCGTCGTCGTCGTCGCGATGGCACGGGAATGCAGGACGCCGCCCCGGTGGCCCGGAGGATCAGGCAACTCCGGGCGGAAGGCGTCTCGCCGCGCAGAGTAGCGACGGTAACAGGGATGTCGCCGAGCGCCATCGAGCAGATCGCGAGCGGCAAGGTGAGGCAAGTCCTTCCCCGGACCAAGGACGCCATCTTCGGGGTCACTGCGGACGATGGCGCATGGGTCGACGGATGGAAGACTCGCCGACTCATCAGCGAGATCGAGCGAGCCGGATACGGATGGGATGACCTGGCCCGGATTCTTCGTCGGTCTGCACGGTCGGTGCCGGGCTTGTTGGGAAACAAGCGCACCCGCCTCACTACATTCAGGCGGCTTCTCGTCGTCTACCGCCATCTCGCCGCCCAAGGCACTGTACCCGCATCCGTCCTTGAGGAGATCACATGAGTGCATCAGTCAACGTCGTCGTCATCGTTGGGAACCTGACGCGAGACCCCGAGTTGCGACAGGCCGGTGAGTACGCAATCTGTCAACTCGGCGTGGCCGTGAATGAGCGCGTCAAGCAGAACGGCGAGTACGTCGAGCGGGCCAACTTCTTCGATGTGGACGTGTGGGGAAAGATGGGCGAGAACTGCGGCACGACCGAGAGTATCCACGGCCACCATGACGACTACGCCAAGCCGCTCGACGTGCGTTGGCTGTGCCGTCTCCACCACATGCTCCTGCACGGCCAGTTGCGCCTCGACACGGAGGTTGCCCCATGACCCCGCTGCACGAACTGCGGGAGCAGATGCGCGAGCTGGTACCGACGCTTGGCCATGTACTTTCGCCGAGTGGGTTTGGGAAGCTGGTAACGATCCAAGCGCTCGATGTGTTCCGTATCCTCGACGCCTTCGAGGCCGCACACCCGAAGCTCGTCGACCTCGAAACAGTGACGACGGCGGACCTGTCCCTCCTCGGCTACACGGTGCGCATATGCACCAAGGGCGACTCCTGCACGAAGGAGGGCCCATGACTACCAAATCGTGCCGCAACTGCTACGAACCAGACTGCGACAAGCTCGGACAGGACATGCTCGCCTGCGAACACTTCGTCCGGGCCGACGACATCGAGGTCGAGCCGCCGGACGAGAGTCCCGATCTGCCCGGCATGATCCTGGCCGAATGCGTTGACGACATCGCCAAGCTGCGCGAGGAGTTCGACGGGTTCAGGGCTGGGATTGAGGGCGCCATCGCGGCGAGCGTCAAGGCGTTGGCGGGAGAGGGGCTGTGATTTGCGCGAACTCTCCCTCTTCACCGGAGCCGGCGGCGGACTGCTCGGCAGCCTGCTGCTCGGATGGGAACCCGTCCAGTTCGTCGAGCACGACGCCTACTGCCAGCGCGTGCTCGCCGCCCGATTCCCCGACGTGCCCTGCCATAGCGACGTGCGAGACTTCCACCCGGCCCCCGGCTCCTGCGACATTGTCACCGGAGGATTCCCCTGCCAGCCATTTAGTCAGGCCGGGAAGCGGCTCGGCGAGGACGATCCCCGCAACATGTGGCCACACGCCGTTCGTGTACTGGTCGAAAGCGGAGCACCGCTGGGCTTCTTCGAGAATGTGCCTGGACTTCTCAGCTCAGGATACTTCGGAACCGTACTCGGAGACCTGGCCGAAGCGGGGTTCGATGCGGAGTGGTGCGTGCTGGGAGCAGACGATGTCGGTGCCCCGCATCGACGCAAGCGGCTGTGGATTCTGGCGTACTCCGCGAGCAATCTACGGCGAGCATCCCGGCATGACGGACGAGTCGCATCTGACGGGGCAGGCGATCGCGGCGAGTTGGCCGACGCCGAAGGGCAGCCCCAGCGACCCGGACTTCGCGAGGACGAATCGCGAGGGGAGTGGCGGGGACGACCTGGTGACACGGGTAGCCCGTGGTGGTGCGACCCGGCAGACGTGGCCGACGCCGAACACCTGCGATGCGACCGGGGCGGGATCGGCGCAGAGCCGCCTAGACGGGAGGCAGGCGCAACTCCATCAGTGCGTGAAGACGTGGGCGACGCCGAGTGCCGCGAGGGGCGGACCGTGTCTGAATGGTGGCCAGGGGAACGCACTGGCATCGGACGTAGCGAAACAGATGCCGACCCCGACAGCGAATCGTCGCAGCGGCCTGCAGAGTCATGGCGTGAACGTGATAACTGGCTCTCTGAACCCTACGTGGGTCGAGTGGCTACAGGGGTGGCCTCGCGGGTGGACCGACTGCGAGCACTCGGTAACGGACGGGTGCCTCAGACAATGGCGGCAGCGTTCACGCTGCTGGCTCGGGCTGCTGGGATGGTGAGGTGATATGGCATGGATGGAGTCACACCAGACCCTCCGCGACCATCCGAAGAAGGATCACCTCGCCGAACTCCTCTTCAACGGCAGTGTGCCGAACGATGTCGCCGACTTCGCCGCCGCCGGGCTGCTTCACTACCTCTGGTACTGGGCACTTGACTACGCTCAGGACGGCGATTTGTCGAAGTTCAGCGACCGTCAAGTGGCTAAGGGGTGTCGGTATCAAGGCGATGCGACTCTACTCGTCCAGTCGCTAGCTCAAGCCGGGTTCATCGACCCAGACCGGCGCATTCACGACTGGAACGAGTACGCCGGACGCCTTCTGGCGAAGCGTGAATCGGACAGGGCGCGGAAGGCACAATCGCGTGTCCGTGGCACGTCCACCGGACAGGACGCGGACGCTCCGTGTGACGGCGCCGGTACAAACACAACCAACAAACACACACAACAGACAGACAGTACAAACCAAGAGCTTATGGCCACTAGCGTGGCCGAGTTTGAGGACTTCTGGCAATACTACCCACGCAAGTACAAGAAGAAGACGGCGCTCAGGGCGTGGATGGCGCGGGTCAAGGACAAGAACGTCCCCGCCGAGATGGTCGCGGCGGCCCGAATCTATGCCGACCACTGCCGAACAAGTCATACCGAGCCGAGGTTCATCATGCACGGCTCGACGTTCATCGGGCCGGACGTTCCCTATCTTGAATGGCTGCACGGTGTAGCCGCCGGGGCCGGGACCGGCGATGGGTCGAGAAGCATGAGCGCGGCAGACATCTTCGCGGCGGCAGACTCCGCCGACTTCATGGAGGATCAAACAAATGAAACAGACTGACGCCGCCCGCTTGGTCGGCATCATCCGCGCGGCATGGCCACAGGGAACGTTCCCGCCTGAGTCAGTCGCCGTGTTCGCCAAGGCAATCAGCGACCTCGACATCAACGCCGTATCCGCGGCCGTTGACGAGCTAGTGAAGACCAGAACCTACCTGCCGTCCATCGCCGCGATTCGCGAGATGGTGGCGGAACGGGCGTGCGGCTTGCCGGCGGCCGAAGATGCGTGGCTGGAAGTCGAGGCGGCAGTCCGCAGGTTCGACGGCGGCGACAGCGGGACGTGGACGTGGGATTGGTCGTCACCCGCCGTCGGGAAAGCGGTGCGTTCCTTGGGCGGCGTGTCCGTGATGCACGAGGCACCGCAACTTGGCTTCGTGCGCCGCGACTTCATCGACGCCTACGGCAAGTTCCGCAAACAGGCCATCGGAGACGCGGTGCTGCGGCTCGGCTGCGACGCCCCAGTCAAGCAGATCGCGGTGGCATCGTGACCGCACAACTAACCCTAGCCACCCAAGTCGAATCCGAGGCCGCCCACTTCCTCGCCGCCAATCCCGGCGCCGAGGACTTCATCCGCGAGACGGCCGAGCGCGACCTACTCGAGCACGGCTGGACGAGCATGGATTTTTGCTGCCACATGCTGCGCCGCTCGGGACTACTGCAGCCCGCAGAGGGGCACACCTTCGCGCTTAATGATCATCTGACCTCCGTGCTCAGCCGCTACTTCAAGCGCGAGTACGGGCTGCCATTCAAGACGCGGGCATCCAAACACGACGGGGCGGGGGCGCTGTGAGCACCGCAATTCCTTATCTCACTGAAGTCTGGAATGTGACAACGGGCTGCTCGCCTATCTCAGTGGGCTGCGATCACTGCTACGCCGAGCGTATGACTCACCGCAACCTGCCACACTTGACGGCAGGGCACGGATTCACCCCCACCTTCCACGCCGACCGCCTGGAGCAGCCGCTGCACTGGCGCAAGCCGAGGGTCGTGGGCGTGAGCTTCATGGGCGACCTGTTCCACGAGGCGATCACGGATGAGCAGATTCTCAGCGTGTTCGACGTGGTGCGACGGGACTGGAACCGCAGCCTTGAGGGGCAGACGCCGCACACATTCCTGGTGCTCACCAAAAGGCCGGGAAGGATGCACGATATCGCTCTGCGCGCTCGTCTCGACAGCCCGGGGACCCGAGGCATGTATCTGGACGACAATGCAAGCGACCACACCGGCTATCCGATCCTCGGCCATCACGGAGCGTCCGGCCTCCCAAACCTCTGGCTCGGCACCACCGTCTGCAACCAGGCCGAGGCCGGCCGCAACATCCCGCTGCTGCTGGACACTCCGGCGGCGGTGAGGTGGGTGTCGATTGAGCCGATGCTGGGGGCGGTGGACCTACGGAGGCCATGGCCTGACCGACTCGTGACCGGCTCGCAGATCTACTACCCCTGGATGATTCAGCAACTCGACTGGGTAGTCCTCGGCGGCGAGACCGGCCCCGGGGCGCGGCCGATGGAGCCTAAGTGGGCTCTGGATGTGTACCGCCAGTGCAAGGCGGCGGGGGTACTGTTCTACTGGAAGCAGTGGGGCGACGGGGTAAAGACCTACGGAAAGAAATCGGGTCGTGACCCCGGCGGCGCGAACTGGGCAAGCCTCCTGCACGACCACGGGCTTACCTTCGAGGAGTGTCACGAGGTTGTGGAGATGGAAACCACCCGCGAGTTCCCGGCGGTGTCGTCGTGATCCTCTTCCGCCAAGAGCACATCGCCCCCATCATCGCCCTCACGAAGACGCAGACCCGCCGCCTCGGCAAGAAGCGCTGGAACGTCGGCGCTGTCCACCAGTGCCAGACCCGGATGCTCGACAACACCAGCGTCTTCGCCCACGTCCGCATCCTCGACGTGTGGCAGGAACTGCTGCGGTCCATATCCCACGACGACGCCGTTGCCGAAGGCTACACCGGCATCGGCACCTACCTGACAGCTTTCTACACGATCAACAAAATGGCGACGGACGCGGACCCGATGGTGTGGGCAGTGGCGTTCGCGGTGGCTCCGTGACCTGCCCGGCCTGCCACCACACCGGCGACCCCTTCGGCCCCGCCCCGTTCTACATCGACGGCGAGCTCCACGAGTACGTCAACTGCCGGCGCTGCGGCGCGATGCTGCTGGTGGGAAGGGACGTGGATGCGGAGTGAGCGCTTGGATTAAGTCATACCAAGCGCTCAGGCAGCACCCGAAGACTCGCAAACTGGCGCGGCGCCTTGGCGTACGGCTCCCCGAGGCGATTGGCATCCTTCACTGCCTGTGGTGGTGGTGCATCGACTACGCATCCGATGGCGATTTGACGAAACACGACGCTGAAGACATCGCCCTGGCTTGCGAGTGGGAGGGCGCGCCGAAAGACATTATCAAACACCTGACGGCGTGTGGATTCATCGATAACGGCGACGGTCTGCACGTGCATGACTGGGATGAGTATGGGGGTGCATTAGTGGTGGCAAGAGAGAAGGACGCGGAGCGGAAGCGCGAAGGACGAAACAGCGCGTCCACTGGACGTCCGGCGGACGGCGCTAGGACGGCGCACGTAGATAGAAAGATAGATAGAAAGAAAGAAACGCGCGGGCGCGGGGACAAGTCCCCTGTCCCGCCCGCGGTTTCTTATTGTCCGGAAGACGGCGCCACGATCCAAGCGGACGGGCACTGTCCGGTATGCGAGCAGGTGGCCCCATGACCCTGTCCCTGCAGCAGGTCAAGGACGCTGGACTGCCCGCGAGCATACCCGAGATCATCGGCAAGCATGGCTGCGAGTACACCATCGACTATCTGCCTAACAACCCGCGTCAGGAGCGGTTCCGCGTATCGGGGAGCCCGTACGGTCGCACGACGTTCGGCCCCGGCGGCGAGTTCACGCCGCAGGACGGCTGGCATCACGAGGACGGCTGCGGGTGCGAATTCTGCAATACCGAAAGCGAGGCAACCCCATGACCACCTGCCCAACGTGCCACGGCAAAGACGGCCTGCACGGCATCGACTGCGGGTTCACCAGCGTCAGGCCGCACATGACCCACCACGACGACTGCGGCTGCAAGAGCGCGGAGTATGAGAGGCGCATCGCCGAGATGGAGGCCGACAAGAAGGCCGCAAGAGAAGATGCCGTGTACCAAGAGGACCGTGCCGAGCGGGCCGAGGCCGAACTTGCTGCGCTCACAGAGAGGTCTCATTCATGGGGCACTCTGATGCACGAACTGATGAACGAGCGGGACGCGCTGCGGGATGGGCGTTGTGATGGGTGCGCGCATTGTGACACTTGTGCTGTACAGAACGCGGCATGGGTAAAGTTCGGCGCACTCAAAGCGGACACCGGGTTCTCCTGCAACTGCTGGGCCGAGAGGAGCACGCCGTGACCTGGCGCTATCAGGCAACCCATCGCACCATCACAATGCCCGACGGAGAAACCGAAGACCTGTTCGAGGTGCGCGAGGTGTACGAGGGACTGAGAGAAGACGGCGGCGACGCATGGACCGAGAACGCCATGGGCCTCTTTGCCGACACGAAGGACGGACTCATTCATGTCCTAGCGATGATGCTCAATGACGTGCGGGCGTTCGACGTGCTGGAGGTAGAAGAGTGACCGCCGTCACCCCCGCCCAGGCCAATCGGATGATCGTGAAGGCGAAGAGGACGGCGCTGGAGGACAAGCTGGACGGGCAACTTGAGGCCCTCAACCTCTGGCCTGTCCGCCAGTTCTACTTCCATCCGGTCCGTCGCTGGCGCAGCGACTTCGCCTTTCCCGAGCAGCAGCTCCTCATCGAAGTCGACGGCGGCGAATGGGTGAACGGAGCGCACAATCGCGGCACCGGGTCCGCACGAGACAACGAGAAGGATCATGCGGCAATCCGCTTGGGCTACCGCGTCCTGCACTTCACCGGCTCACAAGTCCGTTCGGGGTATGCGGCGCGGGAGATTGCGGAGGTGCTGAATGGCTAGAATCGCCATCGCCCAAGTCGACGGCAAGTGGCCGAACCTCGCGCTGGCGAAGTTGGCGACTTCACATTTGCGACGTGGAGATCTCGTCGGCGATTTTGTGCCGATCAGCCCCGCCGATACCACCTATGCGAGCAAAGTATTCACCGACACACCGGATGATCCGTACCTGCCCGAGGACGCGGTGCGCGGCGGCAGCGGCTACGACCTCATGACGGTGCTTGACGACGAGATTGAGCACACCAAGCCGGACTGGTCGCTGTGGCCGTGGTGGAAAGACGACATCGGCTACTCGACCCGTGGCTGCCCGCGACGCTGCCCGTTCTGCGTGGTGCCGAAGAAGGACGGTCCCCTGCGCATCGTCGCGGAGTTTGGAGACATCTGGACGGGCCGCGAGATCCTGCATCTCATCGACGGCAACGTGACTGCCGCTCCGCTCGACCACTTCCGCAAACTGTGCGCCGACGCCACGGCTGCGAACTGCGCGCTCGACTTCAGCCAGGGACTTGACGCCCGCCTACTCACTGACGATCACGCAGAAACGCTGCGGAGATCTCGCACGACGAAAAGTATCCACATGGCCTTTGACCACGTGCGGGACGAACAGTCAGTGCGCGCCGCCGTCGCCATGATGCAGCGTGCAGGATGGCCCGCCGGACGCCTCATGTTCTACGTCCTGGTCGGCTTTGACTCAACGCCAGAGGAAGACATGGAGCGCGTCGAGATCGTCAGGTCGCTAGGTGCCGACCCGTTCGTGATGCCGTACAAGCGCAACGACCCCTACCAGCGCAGGTTCGCTCGCTGGGTCAACAACATGGTCGCGTTCAACTCGATGACGTGGGAAGAGTGGCAGGCGACGTTTAAGACGAAACTGGTGACGTATGGCTGAGGTCCTGCTGACGCGCCAGAGTCACAGCTGGTATGCGTTCGATGACCCGAAGAGTCCGCGCCAGAATCCAGCCCTGCGGAAAACCTACTTCGAGGCCGTCGGCGACCTGCTATCCGACCACAAGTATCAAATCGTCCATCTTGAGGAGGAACTTGGCGGTGACCCCTGCATCGTCTATGAGGCCGTCGAGTGTTGGCGCCACCACGGCTGGATCATCGAGGGGCGGCGCGGAAGGGCCGGGTACTGCTTCGTGGGCGTGCGGCAACCGAAGGCATGGCGTGGCTCGAAGGACATGCTGGTCAAGTATTGGCGCGCCATCTTCCTCCGTCCGCCACGCAAGGTGACCGCGGGGCCGCCTCAGCAGTTGAGGCTTCCCCGGCAGTTCATGCCAGTGAAGAGGGGGCGGGCGTGAGGCGCGTCAACCTGCTACGGGCGCACGGGTCGCCGGCGCAGTATCTGTACACACGCGGTGGAAGCGAATCCCGCGGAGGGTGTCGATGCGTGGCTTGCCGGGGGATGGCGTCAGGATACGCAGCGCGCAGGAGGGCGTCCAAAGCGGACTTCATACGCGACTACCGCCGCACCTACAACGTCGAGAAGAGTGAGTACATCTCGACGTACTACCGTAAGTGGGCCGCAGCAAATCCCGACAAAGTTCGCGAACGCGGGACGGCTCAGGCGGCTCGGCGGAAACAAGCTAGGGCTGACCACACGGCTGCAGCCGAGTGCGTAGCGGCGGATACCTCGTGAGCGTGACCCGCGCCACATCCCCCGAGATCCTCGTCTTCGCCGAAGCCCGGGAGCTACTGCGCTGCAGCGAGTCGACCCTTCTCGACTGCATCAACGACGGGAGCGTGCCCGCGTTCAAGGTGGGGCGTCAGTGGCGGTTCTACCGCAGCGGGCTCATGGCCCTGAGGTGGGTGGCGGCAGGGGAACAGGCCGCGCCGGTTGCCGCGGTTCGGGCCGTGGCGGGGAAGGGGGGGCGGACGTGAAGATCAATCAGAGGAGACGACGTGAGCGCAGTTGAGGAGTACCGGAAAGAGCGTGTCCGCTTCAGACCGGTCACGAACTACGTGAGCCGCATGATTGCTGACGCCGCAATCTCCGAGATGGAGGCGAAGCTGAGGGAGCGGGATAGCGACCTGCATCGCATCGGAGAGTCGTGGCGCAAGGCGGGCGAGCGCATCGCCGGAACGGAGGCGGAGCGGGACGCGCTGCTGCGACTGGCGTTCGAGGATGCCTACCCGCTGATAGGCGACACCTACGACAGTGGGGGCATCTATCGGAAGTGGCTCGCCGACCTCCGCACCCGCGCCGATGAGCGCCCGATGAGTTCCCGTAGGCGGGCATAGCCGTGGAAGGATGGGCAAAGGCGGGGCTGTTTCGAGCCTGCGAGCCGGATTCAGGCCGTGCTGCAGCCTGCCGTCACATCATTACGAGTGATGTGCTCTGGCCTACTGAGCTACGTCGGCAGGGTGCAATTTGCAGGTACTTTGCGGAAACGGGCAACGCGGACGGCTCGCGGATGTGCGCCCAGTGTGCGCCGTGTTTGAAAATGAACTATCTGTGAGGCTGGCCATGGAGACAGAATATCATGACGTGAGGGGGGCGGGGTGACCGGAGACTACGCAGAACAGCACTATGGTTGTCCGTTTGACCCTATCGGGTGCGCTCGCTGCATTTGGAGCAAGAGGGGGCGGTGCGAGTTGGCCAACATTCTCAGCAAGACAGAATACCACAGGCAAATCAATCAGAGGAGCAAGTGATGCACGTCACACCAGCAACCGCAGCCAAGGCCATCGCCGGCTCGCAGAGGCGCGAGAACATCGCGTGGGAGAAGTATGACCGGATGAAGGCCCAGCAGGCCGATCTACAAAAGCGCCTGGAGATGTATGAAAGCCACAACCCGCTACTAAGGTTGCTGGTAGATGCTGACGCCCTGGACGCTAGGCCCCGCGAGGGAGGCATGTCGTGAGCGGACCATATGACGCATCCGTGAACCACTACTTGCCCGAGGACTGTGCGGGCTGCCACCTCTCCGCGCTGGAGGGGGAACTGCGCTCCTATCGCGCATCGCTTCATCCTGAAATGGCTCAGCAGATACAGGAGCTTCGGGCCAAGGTCGCCGAGCTGGAGGCGGAGAACCGCAACTTCGTGGACCGGCTGTCTGCGTACATCATCGAGAGAGGCATCGCAAGTGCTGCTCTCGTCAAATTGGAGGCGGAGAACGAGCGGCTGAAGACTGCCCTCGTTGCAATTCAATCGACCGCCCCCGGCTCCGCGCACCGCATCGCTATCCAGGCGCTGGCGGAGTGAGGAGAGTCAACCTACTGAGGGCGCATGGGTCGCCGAGCCGATACCACTACCAGAGGGGGTGCCGCTGCGATGCGTGTCGTGGGGGGCGCGCCGCCTACGCCGCCGCATGGTACGCGGCACACCGCGAGGAACGGGCCGCACACGACGCCGCCTACTATGCCGAGCACCGCGAGGAGGTACGCGCCTACAATGCATCCCACTACGCCGCGCACCGCGAGGAGAAGGCCGCTAGGGATCTACGTCGGAGATATCATCTTCTTCCGGGCGAGTGGGATGCAATGCTGGTCGCGCAGGGCAACAGTTGCGCCATCTGCGGGGCAGTGGAGCCCAGCGGATGCGGCAACTGGCATACCGACCACAACCACGACACAGGGCTGACGCGCGGCATCCTCTGCTACCACTGCAACCTCGGAATCGGCCATTTCCGCGATGACCCCAAGCGCCTCATGGCCGCAATCGCGTACCTTGCGCCGCCGCCTCCACCACCGCCTGATTGAACGCCGACAGCGTGCGTTCCCTCATGCGCTCAGAGACATGCGCGTAAATCTCGGAAGTGGTGCTCATCTGCTGGTGCCCGAGCATCTCGGAAAGCTGCTTCATGTCGATTCCGGCCTCCAGGAGTGCGGAGGCATACGAGTGCCGTAAGTCGTGGAACCTCATGGGCGGCAGTTCCAGTTCCACGAGCAGCGCCTTCCACCCCTTGCTGACCCGCTCGGGACTCATTGGCTGCTCGCCGCCGCAGACGTACCACCCGTCGGGCTTGCCTTCCTTGGCAGCGTCGAACACAGTGGCGGCGAAGTCGGGCATCGGCACCATGCGCGGCTTGCGTCCCTTGGGCCACTTCTCGACGAGTCCCTGACCCTTCTTGCGGCACAGGCTGCGCCTGACCATCAGCCGTCTGCCGATCACGTCCACGTCGCCCCACTTCATGCCGATGGCCTCGCCGCGCCTTGTGCCGGCGCTGATCGCGATGAGGATGGGAAGCGCCATCTCCGTTCCCCGGATCTTGCCCAAGAGCTCTAGCATCTGCTTCAGCGACAGTACCGGCCGCTCCTCATGGCGCCTGCCCGGCAGCTTGGCCACGTCCGAGTCGCAGACGTTGCGCAAAACCAAGCCGTGCTGGATGCCCCAGTTGAGGCAGAGGTGCAGGGCGGCGTAGTAGCGGCGCACCGATGACAGCGCGTAGCCCTCGTCACGTATCTGCTTCCAGAGTGCCGCCACGTGGGTCGGCTGCAGCGACAGGATGCGGATATGGCCGATGGCGGGCCGCAGGTACAGCCGGACGGTCGAGTGGTAGGCGTCCTGACTGGCGGCCTCGTAGCGGTCGTCGTCGTCGACCCACTCGGCGAGCCAGCGGTCGAAGAGGTCGCCCATGGTGAGCTTGTGGCTGGGGATGACGCCACCCTCGGCCTGTTGCTGCAAGTGCGCCAGTAGGTCGCGTGCCTTCTGCGGCGGGTGCTTCGTCTCCTTGGCGACCCTAACGCTTCTGACGATCCTGCCGGCGTGGCGACCGTAGCCGACGGGCACGGTGACGAGCCAGGAGAAGGTGCCGTCTTTGTTCGCGCGCTTAGAGATGCTGCCGGGCATGGGTTCAGTCTAGCAGGGCTAGCGTACCTAGCGCAGCACGGCCCGAGAGCCGAGTCTGCCATAGTGCTTCTGCGCCCATGCGACAGCACGCGCGTGCTCCCCTCGGCGCCTGTACCAATGGACAACGCAGCGAGCGGACCACAACTCGATGCGCGCCCACAGGAGCTCGCCCCACGTGAAGTCAGTCATCACGCCTCCTGTCAGTCAGTCCAAGGTACGCGGCCCATGACCTCGATTATCGACGGGTCTGACTTCCACCACGTGCCGTCTTCATGCGCCTCGTCGGATTTGGGGACATACAGCTCGATGTGGAGGTCATACGTGAGCCGTCCGTTGTGACGATACTCGCTCCACGCGCCTCCAGGGGCCACGCCTTCGGTAACGTCAGCCTTCGATTCCATCCGAGCGTCGATGACATCAACGGCCTCATCGTCGATCTTGGTGGCGAGGCCGCGGAGTGCGTCGGCCAGAGACTTCCGTGTTTTCTCGTTCATCACGCATCCTTGCAGTAGGGGCAGTAGCAGCCCTTGAGGTGGTGCCAGCCGGTTCGCGGGGCATCGTCAACGCCGCGATGGTGCGCATCCCAACGGCTGTGGAGTGGGTCCCCGGGGTCGCGCGGGCGGCGTTGGTCCACGGGAAGGTCGGCCAGCCATTCGTCGAAGGACATGATGTAGCGAAAGTCAGTCTCGTAAGCCAATATCAGCAACCGCTGCTTCTCCGCCACGATCCGGGCGAGGGCGAGGATGGCGTCATCCCTGAGTTCGTTGATGTGGGTGAGCAGCGATGCGATTGTCATCTCTGTGGCAAAATCGTCGGCGCCCGGATAGGCGTTCACGACGTCGATGGCCCCCTGTAGTTGTTCCACCTCCGCACACTCCACGCCCGCTGCCGCGAGGACTTCTCTCGGATCGTCAGGCATGAGACGCCCACGCATCGGCCCGGAATCGACAGTCGCACTCCGGGCAGATGAATTGCGTGTATCCGTTGCAGTCGTGCCAGTTCTCGAGTTGCGCGCCGTCGAACGGGCAGACGACGCCGGGGACCGGCGGCAGCGGCTGTATGCACGCTTCGTTGAAGCTTCCCATCACACTCCTTCCGTTTCATCCAGCGTAGCACGGCAGACGGACGGGGCTCTACAAGAGGTTGCGCAACTGCTTGTAGTAGCCGAGCGACCCTGCGACGACAATTACAGAAACGACTCGGGAGGATCCATGCATATCGCCAAAGGATCAGCGCGAACAGCCCTGCACCTTCAATCACTACCCCCGGAGGTCAGACAATACGTCGCCGAACTGGAGTACGAACTAGGGCGCACGCAGCGCCGAAACTGCCTGCTGCGCAAGAACATCCGCTCCATGCAGTCCAAGCTGCAAATCGCGAACCTGCAGGAACGGCTGCTCTGCTACCAGCGGGAAGCGCCGGCGCTGAGGGCCGTACTATGAGTGAGCGTCGCGCGAAGCAGGCCCGCCGCCTTCAGCGCCTTCTGGAGACGGGTCGACCGGAACGTCAGACCAAGCGCCTGCCCAAGCACGCATCCGAGCCCTCACTCATCGGCTGGAACAAGCATCCACTGCTGACGTGGAGAGGCGAGGTGCCGAACAGGGCGCAGGAGAAGGCACGGCGCCGGCGGCAGCGATTCACCGTGCTGGCTGGCGTGCCGTTTTACGAGGTCGAATCATGACCATCCCCGCATGGTTCGTCTACCTCATCATCGCCCTCCTCGCCCTCGACGCCCTCAGTAAGGTCGCGCTCATTGGCGTGCCGCGGGAGCCGATCACGAAAGAGACGGCCGCGTGGAGCGTCGTCTGGAGCATCGCGTTCACGGTCGTGTTGCTGCTGTGGGTGACGCGGTGAGCATGCAGGTTGACGCAAGCGGACGAGTGCCGCTCAAGATATGGACGGACGACGTAGAAGCGGGCGCGATGGAGCAGGCGCGGCACCTAGCCGAACTGCCCTTCGCCTTCCGGCACGTCGCCATCATGGGCGATTGCCACCAAGGCTACGGGATGCCCATAGGCGGCGTGCTCGCCACGCAGGGAGTCGTGATTCCCAACGCGGTCGGCGTGGACATCGGCTGCGGGATGAGGGCGTTCGCGCTTACCTGCCCCCTGGCGCGATTCATGGATCGCCGCGATGCCATTATGCACGAGATCCAGCGCGCGATTCCGACCGGCTTCAATCACCATCACGCGAAGCAACCCGATTGGCTCGACCTCTTCACGGAGGTCACGCTGTACGGTGAAACGCCCATCCTCGAGCGCGAGTACGAAAAGTCCCTGTATCAGATAGGCACCCTCGGCGGCGGCAATCACTTCATCGAGGCGCAGGCAACGGGCGACGACGAACTTTCTGGTGTGGCGTTCATGCTCCACTCTGGCAGCCGAAACGTCGGCTTTCAGGTGGCGAAGCACTACAACAAACTCGCCATCGAGATGAACGCGCGCTGGCATTCGTCGGTGCCCAAGGATCACGAACTGGCGTTCCTGCCGCTCGACTCAGACGAGGGTCAGACCTACCTCGCCGAGATGAACGCCTGCCTCCGCTTCGCCTACCTCAACCGCGAGCACATGATGCACGCCATTCAGAGCGTGCTGTACCGCGAGGGCATCGGCTGGGGCGACGAGATCGACATCCACCACAACTACGCCGCCATGGAAAACCACTTCGGCAAGAACGTGATGGTGCACCGGAAGGGAGCCGTCAGAGCTCGCGAAGGCGAGACCGTCATCATTCCCGGCAGCATGGGCAGCGCCAGCTACATCGGCGCGGGCCTCGGCAACCGCGAGTCGTTCATGTCGTGCTCACACGGAGCCGGACGGGCAATGGGCCGGAAGGCTGCGCAGAGGGCGATACCCGCCGCCGACGTGCTCGCCGAGATGGAGGCCGCGGACATCGCGCTGTACAAGGTGAAGAAGGCCGACGTTGCCGAGGAATGCCGGCGGGCATACCACGACATCGACGTGGTGATGGCCAATCAGGCGGATCTCGTGCGGATCACGACAAAGCTCAGGCCGCTGGCCGTGGTGAAAGCGTGAGACGGACCATTCTGCTCGGACTCGCCGGCAGCAAGGCATACGGCCTCGATACGCCGGACTCCGACGAAGACTGGCGCGGCGTCTTCGTCTATCCCACGGACACCATCCTCGGCCTGCCGAAGTTCCGCGGCCCGGAGACGGTCGACGATACAGGCCACGAGACGGTGCTGCACGAGGTCGGCAAGTTCATCCGCTTGGCGCTGGCCGGCAATCCGAGCATTATCGAGCAGTTGTTTCTCAACGACTACCCGACGCTGACCGCCGAGGGCGGCTTGCTGACGCACAACCGCCTCGCGTTCCTGTCGCAGCGCGTCCGGCAGACATACGGCGGCTACGCGATCCAGCAGATGAAGAAACTTGAGACGCGCGAACGGCAGGGGATGGTCGGCTTCGGCCCCAAGGTCACGAAGCGTTACGAGAAGCACGCCCGTCACCTTGGCCGTCTCTGCCAGCAAGGCGCGCAGTTGCTCCGCGATGGCACGCTCGACATCCGCGTCAAGGACCGCGACGAATTGTTCGACCTAGGGACGCTGCCCGTCGCAGAACTGCGGGCATGGTTTCAAGCGGCGATGGCCGAGATGGACGGCATCGACTCACCGCTGCCCGTGGAGCCGGAGTACGCAGTCGTCAACGAACTACTACTGGAAATCCGGGGGATGAATTGACAGCCGTCTACGATACCGTCGCCGAGATCGTTTCGCCCGTCTACCTCGTCGGCGGGGCCGTGCGCGACCAGGTGCTCGGCAGCGAGCCGAAGGATTATGACTTCAGTACGCCGCTCTTGCCCGCCGAGGTTGAGGCGCTAGTCCGTGCCGCCGGCCGCAAGCCGTATCTCGTCGGCAGCCGATTTGGCACGGTCGGCCTGAAGGTCAACGTGGGAGGCGAGTGGCGCTACGTCGAGATCACCACGTTTCGCTCGGAGAAGTACACGGCGGGGAGTCGCAAACCCGCGGTCGTGTTCGTCAGCAACATCACCCACGACCTGAGCCGCCGAGACTTCACGATCAACGCCATGGCGATGCGTGGGCGCCGGCTCATCGACCCATTCGGCGGACAGGACGATCTCACGGAGGGCATCCTGCGCGCCGTCGGCACGCCGTCACACCGCTTCCGCGAAGATCCGCTCAGGATACTGCGGCTGGCGCGATTCGCGTCGCAACTGGGGTTCGTGGCGGAGCCGACAACCATGAAGCACGCCCGCGAACTGTCGTACAAGGTGCTGGGCGTGAGCCGGGAGCGGTGGATGGCGGAGATGGACAAACTGCTGTGCGGCCCCAACGTCAAGCATGGACTCGGGGTGCTCCGGGAGACTCGCCTACTCAACTTCATCCTGCCGGAGCTGGCGGTGCAGGTCGGCTACGACCAGAACACGCCGCACCACGACTTCACGCTCTGGGAGCACACCTGCCGCGTGGTCGAGGCGACGCCGCCTGAGCCGAGCATCCGCTGGGCGGCGCTCCTGCACGACATCGGCAAGCCGGCGACGCGCACGGAGCGGCCAGATCGCAGCAACTACATCAAGCACGACATGTTGGGCTACGAGATGGTGCGCAAGCTGGCCGCGTACCTCAAGTGGAGCAACGCCCGCACGGAGATCGTCAGCGGGCTAGTGCGCGACCACCTGCTCGAAGACTCACCGCTGAAGGCGGCGGACTCTGGGGCGCAGAAGTTGGCGTGTGTGGCGGGGTGAGCGACACCTGCGCGCCGATTCCCAAACCGGGGAAGACGAAGCGGCGGAAGGCCAAGCCCGACGAGACGTACCGCCTTTTGTATCGGGAACTGCCCTGCATTATCCCCGGCTGTGAGGCGACGCCCACTTGTTTCTGTCACTGGCCCCGTCACCGCGGCCATGGTGGACACAACGCATCATGGGCATTCGACGAGGGTGCGCCGGGCTGCGCCATCCACCACAGGCGCATGGACAACCAGGGCGAGACGTGGGCGCTGAATCAGGAGACGCGGGCTATCGTCGCCGTTGAAGCTCCTAAGTTTTGGGAGCGCATGCGACAGGAGTACGGATTATGAACATCCGCGTTGCCGGCGCTCCATCTTCGCCACGTCACTAGGCCGAATCCGGTAGTGGCCGCCGGGGGAGCGCTGTGCGGGCAACTTCCCGGCGGCTATCCACCTGGTAACCGTCGACTTGTGAACGCCAAGGATGGCGGCGGCTCCGGCGGCCGTGATTCCCCTTATAGCGAATCTCATGGGGCGAGATTACCACAGATCGGTTTGCGGCGAAACTGGTTTGCGGATTTCGCGCCGGAAAAACTGCACAGAAATCGACAGAACCGAACCAAAAACTGTACAGATATTGACAATCCCGGCCCAAGATCGATGCCCGTTTCGGTGCCCATCAAGACCGCCGCAGTCCTGCTTGCACCGGCAAGTATAAGCCATTGCGCGCGCAAATACGACGATGACAACACTACCGAAAACGCCGTTTATGTAGTTTTGTTAAGCAGGCCGTTTTGCCGTTGTTCGCGACGATCTGGCCAGCTCGCGCCCTGCCGATAGCGCGCTAGGTGCTGTTCCCGTTGCTGGCCGTTGTCCTGGTACCGCGCCCGATACCCGCAGGTCGCCCCATGCTGCCCCGCATCGCTCGCGCGGCGCCGTGGTCGCATGATGTATCGCGCGGCCCCTGCGGCGCCTAGAATCGCCCGCTAGAGCTCTAAGCGGCCGAATCGGCGCCCCGTTGCCGAATCCGAAACGCCACAAGGCCCGTAGGCGCGACGCGGGCAGGTCGGCAAGGGTAGGAGTCGCCCGCCTGCGGGCTCGCGCTAGAGCTCTAAGCGGCGAGCCCTTAACGCGAAACGGCCGCGCGGGGCGGCCGAATCGCTCGCTATGTGGCGCGCGTCAGTCCCCTATGTCAATCCTCGCAATGGCGGATCGAGCTATATCGGCGCAGTAGACCGCGCGTTGCGAGCTAGACATGCGGCCAGCTTCCACAATGGCAGAGAGTGCGGCGAGCATCTCGGGCGCCGCGGCGATAAGCCTGGCGTTCGCACGGTTCTCGTCCTCATTACTCGTCGCGATGTCGTATCCCATTGGCCCGATCACCATGCCGCAGGGCTCGCCGTTGTCGTAGGCTTCTCTGGACGTCCACGGGCCAGGTGTGTGCTTGCTCATTGCTCTGCCTCCGTTGTCGATCTACCAGTGGAACACGTGTTTTAGCAGGAGCCACAACAGGACCCAGGCCCAAACGTACAGTATGAGCATTGTCAGGATCATGCCGTGTCACCCTTCGCGAGCTGCTCGAGGATCTCCACAGCTCTCTTGTTATTCGCGTAGTCCTGCTCTGCTTTGGCTTCCGACTGCCGCGCTTGCATGTTCTGACCCACCATCAGCAACGGCATCAGGATGGTACCGAAGACGTTTACAGCTAGCAGGTAAATGACCAGGGAAGGCAGCTCGTCAAACTGCGGCCAGCCGAACGAAGCCGCAAGGCAGTTATAGCCAATCCAAAGGAACGTCACGCAGAGGATCCCGAGCGTGAATTTCATTGTTCCGACCTTGCCAGTGATAGCAATGGCCAGCACGTCAAGCTTGCTGTAGTTGTCGGTTACTGCGTCGTTTGGGTTCCGGCCGGCCGCAGCTGCGTCGACTGCCGCGCGATAGCGTGCGCGCTTGCTGCCTATCATGGCTCGATCCCTTCCGCCGCGCGCATGAACAGGCGCGAAGGGTCGCAGCCTCCCGGGCCGCGGCCGAGGTATGCGGGATGTTCCCAGTCGAGGTACCAGCCGTCGTGCCCCTCGCGCACCTCCGGGAAGTCTCCGGGAACCTGCGACCAATCCGCGGCGAGCTCGTCACGCACCTTGCGCGCCAGTCCCTCGGAGTAGGTGCGTTCTGTGAAGACGTAGTTAGCGCCGAAGTGCACCAGGATTGCATCAGGCGACGGTGGCGCGAATGCGTACCCGTCATCGGCGCCCCTGCTGCCCGTTGTCCCGCCGCTGTACCCGTAGGACGCAGTCCCGTCGGGCTCGAGCCACGTCTCGACGCTATAGGCCAGGTCGATCGTTCCGTCAAAGCCTCCGCCCGCATAGGCGCCGACAACTGCGTCCACGTCCCGCTTGGTCGGTCCGTCTTGCCATTCGATTTGTATCGACGTTCCGTGCCGCGACCGAACACTGAACTTGATGCCCGGAAACTCCCTTTTCAGAGTCCCGCGTACCAGCTTTGCCGTTTCGGTGCATGCCAGATACTGCTTCTCCGCCGTTGCCATTTTCGCTCCCTTCGCCGTGGTTACTAATCATGCCCGGGTACCAATCCCGGGCGACGGCGCCGACGTGGCGCCGTTTCGTCGTGGCGTCAAGACGTCGTGACGATAGGCAGCCACATAGACACGTCAGAACGTAGGCACCTGTCGACGGTGTGCGTGTCGTTCTCGTGGTGGTCGCAGAACACGTGGTCACGTGTCAGGGCTCCGTCTCCGAATTGGCTAGATACCCAAAGGGAATAACGACGAATGCCGACGTGTTGCGTGTGTGCGTTCGGGTGACAGTTGTCGTGTGTGCCGTAGACGATCAGCTCGTCCTTGACGTAGCGTGTGCCGTTGCCTTCCGGGTAACTGGTGGTGGATACGTCGGCCTTCATGCTGCCTGCTCCCATGCCGTGCGTCCGTCTATCAGGTCCCATGCCTCGCGCTCGTTGCGTGCCCACATACTCGCCGCACGCGGGCCCGTGCTCGTGACGTGGTACAGATAGCCTTTGGCGTTCTCCCGTAGCTTGCGGATATGCAGTTCCTCCAGCTTCGCGAACCTGCGCAGGTCCTTCTCTGTTGGGTCCTTGAGACCGAGCCCGATAGCGTGCTCGGCAGACAAAGCCGAGCGGTGCGTCGCGTACAGTTCCGTTATGGAGCCGCACTCATGCTCGACGCAGGAGCCGAGAGACGTGGTGTATGTGATATCGCGCGGCATGTGCTGCGGGCCGCTAAGGACACGGACGCGCGGCACAGCGAGCGGACCATTCCAGACCTGATACACGTACTCATGGTCAAAGGACAGTGAAGGGCGGGCATCAAGCGGCGCCCATGCCATGGCGTCCATATCGGTCGTGCGCAGGTACGCGATGCGGGCCGCCACTAGCGCGCATACTAGGTAGCGCACGTCTGGCACACAGGAGCCGAACGCCTGCTCGGCTGCTTCGCGTGCCTGCTGTAGGTCGGTGAGCACTCCGCCCGTCCACAGTTCGGGGGTGTCCAGACGCACGAGCCCTGTGTTCGTGCGCTTGTGAGTGCGCACGCCACCCGACATAGGGTAGCCATCCGACCCTATGTGTATCGCGCCTGCCGCGCCTGTTGTCTGTTCGTCCTGTCCAGGCTCGTGGTCATAGTAGAGAAGCAATGCGCGCGTGCTCATGCTGTAGTCCTTTCGTTGTACTTGTCGCACTTGCTGATACCGAAGTCGACATACCGGGTGGTGCTATCTGCAGCACACTCACCGTAGCGATTGACTGTGCTGCGACGCGCCAAGTGCGTGCATCCGTAGCACGTGTCTTGTCCATACAGGTCGGCATATGTGCGAAGCGTCGCGCGAGCACAGGACAGAGCGTCGTCTTCTGCCATGCAGCGATTCGGCTTAGATGCGAGCCTGTCCAGTGTCTTGGTTGCTTCATCGCACACTGTGCGAATCCGTCGTGGGTCGGTAGTGCAGTTCATCGTTCACGCTCCTATGAACAGGGACCCAAGCGAGGATCCTGCATTGAACAGGACCCAAAGCAGGGTACCGATTGGCGTTGTCCAGATGTCGACGATCACGACAACTGCTCATAGAAGGCATCGCGAATGGCGTCTATCAGGTCGACAGACTCGCCACATGTCGCAGTGTCGGCGCCCCATTGTTGCCAGCCGTCCTCATTCACCGATGCCTGATGCGTAGAGCCGTCTTCATGCTCAAACGTGATGTCTATGCGGACGATCACAGGATCACCTCAACGTTGACGACAAGCGGCGCCGCTGTCGGCTGCTCGTCGTACATGCGCACGGTGGCGAGTTTCATTGCAGCGCCTAGTTCGTTGCGTGCGTCCAGCCTGCGCCAGTCCTCGAGCGCTGCCGCATGGGCAAACAGTCGGGCCGTCTTCTCGGCTTTGTGCTGTGCTGTCATTGTCCCTGCTCCTTGCGTCGCGTTTGATTCCATGCCGATACCTTACCCCACATCGGGCGATTCCCTGCAACCCTTTAGGCTCGACTCGCAACGATCTGGCGGGATTCGTTCTGCCTATCGCGATGCTAGTGGGCAACCTAATTGGCTGCGTTAGGGGAGCCTAACGAGATGCGTAGGGTGGGGGTGGGAGGAAGTTGTAGCGTCGGGGCCTGCGCCTGCCTCGGGGAGACGGGATACGATGCCGCACTTGGCGGGTCGGGGGGTCACGTGCCTAGCCGCATCCCCGCCCAACTCCTTGTAGCGTCAACGACCGCCCGCGACGAGAATGAATCCAATATCCATGCGCATCGAAAGGACGACTATGCCCGAGACGAATCCGACCATCATCGTTTCGCAAGACGAACTGGCTGCGGCCTTTACCGAATGGGATCGCCGCTACCGAGAGGAACCCGAGCGGTTTATGTCCGAGGCCGTACATCTGCTCCGGGAAACGGCTGAGACCTACGGCCAGAAATGTGCCCCATATCTCCTCTTCGTCCTTGACGAGATCTTTGGCGTCGCGAGGGTCGGCGCGGAATGACGGACAACTCCACATCGAGCGGCGGCATCGGCTTCGTCGGCCTACTCACCGTCGCGTTCATCGTCCTGAAGCTGACTGGCGTCATCGCCTGGTCGTGGTGGTGGGTGCTGGCCCCGGTCTGGATCGGGGCCATCATCGTGGTTGCGATCCTGGCGCTGGCGCTGTGTGTCGGACTCGTGGCTGCGAGCAAGTGGCGGGCGAAGTGACGTTGCCCCGGTGAGGGGCGCGCACGAGGACTTTCCGAATGTCGACTTGTCTGTCTTGACCGACCGCCAGCGCGAGGTGATTGAGATGCACTACTCGTCCTGCGTGTCATTCGGCGCTATCGCCATGCTGATCGGGAGCAACTATCACGCCGTTGCCGAGATGCACAGGCGCGCCATTCTCAGGCTGCGACAAGACTCCGCGTGTATAAAAGCCACACATAAGTAGGACGCATGACACGACACAGGCACAGCCCCACGCTTTCGCCCGCTGACAGGGCGCACCTTCGGGTCATCAATGAGGAGGCACACCTGTGTCGCATCGAGCGTCTGTACGCGGCCGGCGATTACGAGACGGCCATGCTCGAAGAGTGCATGTGGGGCGACTCATACCATCCATCCAGCCCCCTGCACAATAAGTCAGACAGATGGGAGCAATGCGAGTTGACGCGCATGAACGCGACACGCTGCGCAGATCGCATCTGCTTCTGCTTGCCACCCTCGGCCTACGAGGCCAAGCGCCTACATCGCTACTGCGACCTAGATGCCGAGTAAGCCCGCGGCCAAGGCTTGCACCAAGTGCGGAGAACCCAAGCCTGCCACGACTGAGTTCTTCAATCGCCAAAACGGAGCCGGAAGCGTGTTGCGCCCGGACTGCAGGCGCTGCACCGCGGAACGCAACGCGCGGTACCGGGCCGACCATCGCGATGAGATTGCCCGATGTAAGGCTAGGTACTACGCGGACCACCGCGAAGCAATCATTGACGAGAAGGCATCCTACCGGGCGGGGCGCAGGCGCGAGCTGGCCACCAACCAGCGTGCATATCACGCCGCACACCGTGACGAGTGCGTCGCGTATTCGGCCCAGTACCATGCGGAGCATATGGAGCAGGCGCGAGGTTACCGGCGCTCACGCCGCGCTCGCGTGCGTGGGGCTGATGGACTGTATACCGACCAAGACGTGCGGGCGCAGCTTGATCGTCAGCGCGGTCGGTGCTACTGGCAGGCCAGCGACGAATGCAAATCGCGACGGGGGAAACTTACGGACGTTTACCACGCCGATCATGTCGTTCCGCTAGCTTTGGGCGGAAGCAATTGGCCGAGCAACATCGTCGTATCCTGTCCGTCCTGCAACGAACACAAGCACGCGACGCACCCCATGGACTTCGCGGGCGTGATGCTTTAGATGGCAAGCAAGCCGAAGCCGCCATGCCGCGTTTGCAGGCGGCTGAACTGCGCCATCGCGGAGCATCAACCCAGTCCGTTTCAGAACGCAGTCCCGACGCGGACCCGCCGACCGGGCTACGCTCATGAACGTCGGCGTCGGCGGCAATTTGTCGAGTCCGCATTGGGCGCGCACGGCGAGTTCCTAGGGGATGGAGTGTGGTTTGCCGTGTGTACTACATGCCACACCGGCAAGGCGCTTCCGCTTCGCGAGTGGACGGCTGACCACGTAATTCCCGTGGCCGCCGGCGGGTCCGAAGACGGTCCCCTGCGCCTGTCCTGCGTGCAGTGTCAGAGAAGGCAAGGCGGCATCGTCGCCAACCGGAGACAGAGAAATGTCCAATCCAGCCAAGCCCACAGCGCTCCGCGTTCTCGAGGGTAACCCCGGGAAACGTGCGCTTCCGAAGAATGAGCCCGAGCCGCGCCCCATCACGCCGGAAGCGCCGCCGTACCTGAGCCCGCTTGCCCGGCGTCGCTGGGATGAACTGCTCCCCGAACTAGAGATCATCGGCACCCTGACGGTCATCGACGGCGACCTGTTCGCCTGCTACTGCATGGCCTACGCCGACATCGTTGAACTGACTGCCGACGTCGAAGAGTTCGGCCGCTCCTACAACGTCGGGCTCAACGGCGCGCAGGCGGCGCGTCCTGAAGTCGGGATGCTGAATCGCGCCAAAGATGACTTGCGCAGATTCGGCGCCGAGTTGGGCGTGGGTGCCGCGTCCCGAACCAAGGTCGAGGTGAAGAAGAAGGATGCCGGTAAAACCCCGCTCCAGGCTGTCCGCGAAGCAACGCGCCGACGGTGACGCCCGCGCCAAGGCCGTTATCGCCTTCATCGAGCAGTGCTGCGTCCACACTATCGGCAAGTGGGAAAACCAGCCGTTCCTTCTGGCCCCGTGGCAACGCGAGTTCATCCACGAAGTCTTCGGCAACGTCGACAAGCGAGGTAGGCGGCTTACCCGCCGAGCCTTCCTGCAGATAGCTAGGAAGCAGGGGAAAAGCGAACTGGCCGCGGCGGTGGCCCTCTACCTTTTGACCGCCGACAACGAGGCCTCGCCGCAGATATTCGGGGCAGCCGAGGACCGCGATCAGGCATCGGTCGTGTTCGACGTGGCGCTTCAGATGGCGACGAGATCCGAACAGTTGCGCAATGTCCTGAAGCCGCTCGCGGGGACGCACCGCATCATCTGCCCCGAGAACGCCGGCTTCTACCGCACCATTCCGGCCGATGCTGGCGGCGCGCACGGCTTCAACGCCAGCGGCATCATCTTCGACGAGTTCCACACTCAGAAGAACCGCGACCTGTACGACGTTCTGAGCACGTCGACATCAGCCCGTGAGCAGCCGCTAATCTTCATGATTACCACGGCCGGGTTCGACAAGAACAAAGGCCCCTGCTTCGAGGTCTACAACTACGCCAAGGGCGTCATCAACGGCGACATCGTTGACAAATCCTTCGTCGGGCGCGTCTTCGAGGTGCCGCCGAACACGTCATTCGAGACCGTTTCCGAGCAGGACGAAGCCGGCGACTTCACCCGCGAACACGACCTGTGGCCGCTGGCGAACCCGTCGCTGATAGGCCAGCCGGGCGGCTTCGTGCGCCCCGACGAGATGCGCCGCGCCGTGACCGAGGCGATCCACCTGCCGCGTGCCCGCAACCACGTCCTCAACCTGCACTTCAACGTGTGGACGGACGCTTCCGAGGCGTGGCTCGACAGCGCGACGTGGGATGCGAACGCGGGAGTCGGCCTGTTCGAGCACGACCTTGAGGGCCGCGAGTTCTTCGGCGCGCTGGACCTCTCGCACACGCAGGACTTCACGGCATGGTGCCTGTTGTTCCCGCCCGAAGACGAGCATGGCCAGTTCGGCGTGCTGTGGCGCTTCTGGATACCGGAAGACGCCATTATCCGCCGCGGCGACATGGCTCCGACGCTGCGCGAGTGGGAACGTGCGGGATTCATCAACGTCTGCCCCGGCGACGTGGTCGACCATCGCGACGTTGAGGCGCAGGTGCTCGAAGACTGCGAGACGTTCCACATGCGCGAGATCGCCTTCGACCGCTTCCACGCCTACCCGATGGTATCGAGTCTGCAGGAACAGTTCCCCGAGCAACTGGCCGACGTGGGGCAGACGTACAGATTTCTGAACGGCCCGGCAAAGGAGCTGGAGCGGCTGCTCGCTGAGGGTCGCTTCCACCACGGCGGCAACCCGGTCGTGCGCTGGATGGTCGGCAACTGCGTGGCTGAGATGAACCAGGACGGCTACATACGGCCGTCGCGCAAGCGGTCGAGCGACAAGATCGACGGCGTGCTGGCGGCCTGCATGGCGCTCGAACGCGCCATGGCGAATCAGGAAGACGGCGATATGACCTTCTACATTCCCGACGAGGTGAGTGGATGAAGTACGCAGGAACAGTGTGCGAGCTAGGCGGCCTGGCCGCCATTTCTTTTGGTGCCTACCAACTTGCACCTTGGCTCGCATGGGTCGTCGGCGGCGGCGCGCTCATCTTCATCAGCCAAGCCATCGGAGGTAAGCCTTCGTGAGCATCTTGAAGCGCGCGGCCCTCAACTGGTTCGGCACCGTAGCCCCAGCCCAGCGCGACCCCGGCGTATTCTGGGACAGGGGCGGTCCCGAGTCCTACACCGGCATTCCCGTGAGTCACGAGATGGCGATGACCTACTCGGCCGTGTTCGCCGCCGTGAGGCTCATCAGCCACGGCATGTCGAGCCTGCCCGTCGGCTCCTACGTCAGCTTCGGCCCGAAGACGTTCGTGCGCCCGAAGCCGCCATGGATGCTCAAGCCGAACCCCGAGACGGACTGGCCGAGCTTCGTGCAGCAGATGATGGCCTCTATCCTGCTCGGCGGCGACTCGTTCTCCGCCAAAGTCTATGCGCGCGGCGTGCCGCAGGAGCTGTGGCCCATCGACCCGCGCCTCGTGGTCGTCGACCGGGACACGAAGACGTACCAGAAGATTTACGAGATCAATGGCCAGACGCTTACCGACCGCGACATCCTGCACATCCCCGGCATCATGCTGCCAGGAGCCTTGCGCGGCCTGTCCCCCGTCGAGTACATGCGCCAGACCATCGGCCTCGGCCTCGGCGCTGAGAAACACGGCTCCAAGCAGCTCGCCAACGCCGCGACGCCGAACGTCATCATCACGGTGCCGGGCAAGGTTGACGACGACGTAGCGAAGAAGACGGCCGACCGCTTCGACCGCCTGCACGCGGGCCTCGACCAAGTCGGCAAGACCGCCGTGCTCGGCGGCGGCGCGACCGTCAACGCGCTGTCTATCACCAACGAACAGATGCAGTTCCTGCAGACGCGCCAGTTCCAAGTCTCTGAGGTCGCGCGCTGGTTCGGCATCCCGCCGCACATGCTCGCCGACGTGACGAGTTCGACATCGTGGGGCACTGGCATCGAGCAGATGCAGATCAGTTTCGTGGTCTTCGCGCTCACGCCGTGGGTGAAGTTCGTCGAAGCCGCGTTCAAGCCGCTACTCGTTGACTACGCGCAGACCGTCGATACGCGCGGCAACGCTGACTGGTACTGCAAGTTCAACCTCAACGCTCTGATGCGCGGCGACATGGCCGCCCGGGCGACGTTCTACCGCGAGCTCGCCAACGTCGGCGCCATCTCGCCGAACTGGATACTCAACAAGGAAGACGAGAACCCCTACGTGGGCGGGGAAGCGCACTACATCAACGGGGCATACGCGCCGATTGGCTCGGACGGGATGCTGATGGTGCCGGAGCCTCCTGCGCCGCCCGAACCCGCGCCGCCGGAACCCGCGCCCGTGACCAACAACAACGTCACGTTCCCCGAGGGCTTTATGCGGGCGACGGTAGACGCGCGCACCACAGTCGAGCGCGGCGCGGTCCAGCACCACGACGCCCCCGTGAACGTCGACGTGCATCCGCCCGAGGTCAGCATCGACGCGCCCGTGAACATCAACGAGCGCGCCGTCGTCGTGGAGAACGCTACCACCATGCCGGACGTGCATATTGATGCACCCGTACACATAGATGAGCGTGCCGTTGTGGTCGAAAACACGGTGCAGATGCCGGAGCAGAAACGCGCCAGCCGCACGACCAAGTTCCTGAAGGACAAGCACGGCGTCATCACCGGCAAGGTCGAGACTGAAGACGAGGAGAGCTAGTGGCACTGAACCTGAAACTCGCCGACGCCCACGTGAACGCGCAGGCTGACGCCCTCAACGCCCTGTACAACGGCGGCAAGCTGCGCGGCTACACGCTCACCCAAGCTGCGACCGCAGATACCGCCATCGGTTCGCAAGTCAAGGTCTTCGAGTTCACCTTGCCGACCCCCTGCTTCGGCACCTCGGCGTCCGGCCTCGTGACCGCCAACGCAATCACCGACACGACCGGCATCACGGGCGGCGACTGCACATGGTACCGCATCACGAAGGCCGACGGCACCACGGGCCTGCAGGACGGCAGCGTGGGCACGTCCCTCTGCAACTTGAACATGGACGCCATCACCATCGTCGCCGGCGTCACGCAGCACATCAACTCATGGCAGCACACGGTGGCGAGGTAGTGGCGCTCTACTCGGCGGGAGTAGCGACCCCGGCAGCGGCGGCAGGCGCGGCGTACACCGACCTTCGCGCTCACGCATCCAGCGACCGCCCGTACCTCAAGCGCGTCGAGATCACGGTCAACGCCGCGACGGCTTCGAGCATCGGCCTCTATCGCTCAGCCACCGTCGGCACGGCGTCGACCACCGTCATCGGCGTGGCGCACGAGGTCGCGAACCCGGCCGTCACCACCCTAGTCGGTACAGCATGGTCCAGCGCCCCGACCGTCTCCACGGCTGTCCCTCTGCGCCGCATTGTCACGCCAGCCACCGCAGGCTACCCGATCATCTGGGACTTCGTTGGCATGGAGATCAGCATCGCCGTCGGCGCGACCCTCGTGCTGTGGAACTTCGGCGCGGCTGCAGGCAGCGTCCTGCACGTCGAGTGGACGTGGGACGAGTGACGCTTGTCTGACGCATTCAGATTCCCCGTCACCAACACCCGCACGCAGCGGCCGGGCGCGCCAGCGAAGGCCGTCAGCAAGCCGCTACCTGCCGCGAACTCGCTGGAGTTCCTGCTCGCTGCTGCCGCTCCCGCGAACAACTGTGCGCTGGCCACCACGCAAGCAGTGCAGGCAGCCGTCGCTGCTCTCGTCCAGCATGAACACATGGCAGCCACGGGCGCTCAGACCGCGCAGACCGCATCCGCGAGCGCCGCGCAGCATCAGCACCTAGCCGCAACCGGGACGCAGCCCGCACAGGCGTCCGCCGCCGTCTCGTCTTCGCACGAGCACCTGTCCCTGTCCGGCAGTCAGCCCGCGCAGACTTCCGCCATTGCAGCGGCACAGCATCAGCACATCGGCGTCGTCACCGCACAGGCCGCGCAGACCGTCGACGCCGACCTTCACAGCCACGTCCACCTCGCCGCCGTCACGAGTCAGGCCGCGCAATCAGCAACGGCAGAAGCGGCGCAGCATCAGCACGTGGTCGCCGCAACATCGCAGGCCGCTCAGTCCAGCGCCGCGTCCACTGACCAGCATCAGGACGTGTCCCTGACAGCCACGCAGGCCGCTCAGGGCGCGATGGCTGGAGTGGCGCAGTCGCAGGACATGGCCGTCGAGACGCATCAGGCGGTGCAATGGTCGGTCATCGCGTCGGGCGCAGTTGTCAACAGCCTGGCACTGGAGACGCAGCAGGCGCCGCAGTTCGCAGTCACAGTCGCAGCGCAGTCGCAGGCCATGGCCGTGGGCACAACGCAGGCCAAGCAGGTTTCCGCGCTCGCCTACGACCTTTCGACTCCCGTCGCCAACAACGCGGCCATGGAAACCACGCAGGCACCGCAAGAGGCGGCTGCGTCGGCATCCGCAATCGAGACGCCCGTGGCGCTACCGACCGGCGGCGGCTACCACGGCCCGGCATATCAGCACGCGAACGGCGCGGCGATGGCGACGACGCAGGCCCCGCAGATGACCAGCATCGAGGCAATCGGCGGGGTCGAGGCCATGAATCTACTGACCGCACTGTTCGACCTCGACGCAGACCTTGCGATGGCAGCCTGATGGCTTGCACGCGCTGCGGTGCCTGCTGTCGTGAGTGGGCGGTTGCGATGAGTCCCAGTGAGGAGACCGCGAGGTTTCTTACATATCACGGCCTGGCGATGCGCCACCGCGCGGACGGCCTGATGGAAGTGCACGGCCAGTCGAAGTGCCAAAAGCTTAGGACCAGCAAGGAGCACGGGACATCGTGCTCGATCTACCAAGACAGGCCCGCGATTTGCTCGGCGTTCCAGTGCCCCAAGTGTAAGTGAAACCTCTTGTGGCGGCATCCGGGATCGATGTTCATGCTGGATGCATGGAGAAACGACTGTGTGCGTTTGAGGATTGCGGAAAGCCAGCCGTCTCGCATTCTCTGTGCCCCGCGCATCGCAAGCAGCAGAGATTGGGTCATCAGTTGCGTCCCCTGTCGCGCTATAAAGCGCGAGCCGCCGAGAAGCCGGGGCACAGGGTCTGCACGAGGTGTGACCAGGAGTTTCCTGCGACCAGGGAGTTCTTCTTCAGGCAGCGTCACGGTCTGCAGGCGATGTGCAAGCAGTGTGTCCAAGGATCACCCGGAACTCGCGAGAGGCACCTGCGATACAAGTACGGGATTGACCAGCGCGAGTACGACCTAATGCTGGCCGAGCAGGAGGGCGTGTGTGCTATTTGCGGGACATCTGATGCTGGCGGCAAACATGGCGTCCTCCACGTCGACCACGATCACGCCACGGGTAACGTTCGCGGTCTTCTGTGCCACCGATGCAATGTCTCTATTGGGCTATTTGGCGAGGATACAGACGTTCTCTCCAGTGCCGTTGATTACCTTAGCAAACACCGCGCGCCGGGGCTTGCAGTAGCGCGCTAGAACGCAGTCACAACAAATCCATCCAGCGAAGCCGCCCGGAGCGGCTTTTTTGATGCCCGAAAAGGGAGGGTTCTTCGTGAGAACCGACATGCAAGTTCGCTCAGTGGCTACGGAGTTCGACATCCGCAGCACCGACGGTGGCGGCAGCACCCTCACCGGGCACGCGGCCATGTTCAACTCGCCGACCGTGATTTACGGGATGTTCCGCGAGCAGATAGCGCCCAAGGCGTTCAAGAAGTCGATCAAGGAAAACGACATCCGCGCCCTGTTCAACCACGACACGAACATCGTCTTGGGCAGGAACAAGTCCGGCACCTTGCGCCTGATCGAGGATTTGTCCGGGCTCGCCTACGAAATCGACCTGCCCGACACGCAAGCCGCCCGCGACCTGTGGACCAGCATCGACCGCGGCGACATCTCGCAGTCCAGCTTCGCGTTCGAGGCGATCAAGGAGTTCCGCGAGGAACCGGATGAAGACAGCGGCGAAGTGCTCCCGCTCGTGACCATCCGCGAGGCCCGGCTGTACGACGTGAGCCCGGTCGTATTCCCGGCCTACGAAGACACCGACGTATCGGCCCGCGTGTTCATGCGCTGCGCCAATCTGTCGGGCCACAGCATCGAAGAGGTCTGCGAAGCATACGAGGCCGGCGAGACCGCCCGCCTGTGGACCCCCACCCATGAAGACGACTCCGAGCAGCGCTCGGATGACATCGAAGACATCGTTGAGCCGCTAGAGGACACCACGCCTGAGCCGTCAGTGACACTCAGCCGCCGGGACTTGGCACTCCGCGAGATCGAGCTACTCGCAATTGAAATAGGAGAGTGACCAAGTGACTATCAAGGACATTCTGGACCGCAAGGCCCAGGCCATTACCGACGCCCGCGAGATCGCGGAGAACGTCGATTACAACGGCGAAGGCGAGCTTGAAGAGAGCTACCAGCGCGCCGTTGCCGACGCCCGGCGCTTCGCCCAACTTGAGAAGGACGAGACCGAGCGCATGAGCATGGACGCGGAAGTTGCCGAGTCCCGCGCCAAGCTCGAGTCCGTGATCCATGCAGCCGGTTCTGCGGCTCCTACCGCCGAAGACCCGATGCTGCGTTCCATCGAACGCTTCTGCTCCGCGCCGACCGAGGATGGTCCGGTCAAGCGTTACCTGACCGTGCCGTGGACCAAGCGCGCCGACGAAGAGTGGTTCAAGGACACGACCAAGACCGTGAAGGCGGGCTATACCTACACCTCCACGCTGATGAGCAACCTGATCTGGCACGAGAACGCCGAGTCTGGCGTCCTGCAGGCGGGTCCGACCTACGTCGACACGGCTGACGGGAACACGCTGCTTTGGCCGATCCTCGCGACTGACGCCACCGCCACGCAGACGGCTGAGCGTTCGGCCGCGACCCTGACCTACCCTGTGTTCGCGCAGGCTCAGCTCGATTCGTACCGCCAGGACGGCTACATGACCCTGACGCACGAGCTGATCCGCGACTCGCAGATCAACATCATGCAGGCCGTGGGCGAGGTCGCAAGTCGCGCCCTGGCCACGAAGGTCGCGTCTCAACTAGCGACTGGCACCGGCACGACCATGCCTGACGGTCTGCCGACCAAGGCTGCTACGGGCGTTACTGCTGCGGCCAAGACCACGTTCACCTGCGACGAGATCATCGACCTCTACCTGTCCGTGATGCCGGGCTCGCGTGCGCGCGGTTCCTTCATCGCCGGCTCGGGTGCACTGGCGATTATCTTCAAGCTCAAGAACGCCGACGGCGACTACCTACTGCACGACATCGCCAAGGACAAGGGCATCGGCAGCATCCTCGGCAAGCCCCTCTTCGAGGACGCGGCGTATCCGGCCTGCACGACTGGCCTGAAGCCCGTTACCTTCGGCGACGTGAGCCAGTACAAGGTCCGTCGCGTCGGCGGCGTCAACGTCGAGCGCGACGACAGCGTGTACTTCACCTCGTTCGAGAGCGTGGTCAGGTTCTCGACATATATAGACGCTGACCTTTTCCAGACCTCGACGGTGAAGTGCCTGCTGCTCGGTTAGTTAGCGAGCATCTCTCGGGGGCGGCCCCATGCGGGTCGCCCCCGCCCCTCACGGGATAGGCCGGGGTATTCCCGGCTGTACCAACTGAAAGGACACCCATGGCCGATTCCGGCTACAACACCACCGTCCACGGCGTGCAGGGCGGGGGCTACATGGTCCTCGGCACCGACGCCGACGGGCTCCCCGTCATCCTCTGCGCCGGTCAGGCCACCGACGACGGGACCATCGTCACCGCCATCGGCGCCGACACCCTCTACGCCGACGGCAGCATCTACGTCAGTTGCGTCAACGGCGCTGGCAAGCTGTTTCTGAAAACCAATGACGTGTGGGTCGACGAGAAGGTCTGAGCCTAACCACTCCGGGGCCGGGTCACCCCCCGACCCGGCCCCACTCCGCCCCGAAAGGGATGCCCATGAATATCACCATGCTCGTCACCATTCCCGGCACCGCCGACGGCCAGTTCCTCGTCGAGGGCCGGGTCGTCGACATCAACGAAAAGACGGCCACGTTCCTCATCGAGCAGGGCCAGGCCGAGCCGTATCCGAAGCCCGAGCCCGAGCCCGAGCCCGTTCCTGAGCCGAAGCCCGCCCCCGTCGTTAGGACCGCCGAAGTCACCCCGCCGCAGAACGCAGCGGCACGTACCACGAAGCCGGCCCCGTGGAAGGGGCCGCAGTAATGTCAGGTGATGCAACAGGCGGATGGTTTGCCAGCGCCGCCAGTGTCGCCGCCGCCCTGACTGCCACCGAAGTCAAGGCGGCTCCCGGCGCGGGCAAGTCGTTCGTCATCGAGCAGATCGTGTTTTCCAATGAGGGCACGGCCAACAGCTTTGTCGTCAAAGACGGCGACGCGACCGTGCTGTACCCGCCGACCGGGGCCATCTACCTCGGCGCGAATCAAACCTTCAACAGTGGCCGCTTGAACATCCGCGTGACCGCGAACAAGAACGTCAACGTGACCACGTCTGCCACAGACCACAGCACGACCATCATCAACGGCTACACGGCGTAAGGCGCGGGCATGGCCGAAACCGTCCTCGTCAACGCCGCCGCGGTAAACGCCGCCGCATCGAGCGCCGTCGTGGCGTACCCGATCGCGGTTCCGCCCGAGGTCGACTTCCGCGTCCAGTGCAACGTACTGCACAGTGTGCGCTTCTACGTCGCCAACGCGGACTTCGCCACGGTCGCCGCCGGGGCCATCGTCTCCGCCTACACCGAGACGGCGGTGCCGAGCACCGCGGGCACGGGCGGCAACGTCTACCGCGTCGACGCCGGCAGCTACGACTACATCGCCTGCGTGGTCACGAACGATGGTGCGGTTCCGTCTTCGGTCACAGTGGCCGTGGGGTACGACCTCGTCGCCGAGGCGGCGACCGCGCTCTTCACCGTTGCCGAGGCGCGGGCAAGGCCGCAACTCGCTTCGGCTACCGACTTCTCCGACGCCGACATTATCGCCAAGGAGCTTGAAATCCGCAGCCTGTTCACCAATGCCTGCAAGGTCGACTTCGTTCCGACGCAGCACGTCGACGAGTACCACGACGGCTACGGCACACAGTCCATCCTTCTCGACTGGCCGCGCGTCACGGCGATTACGTCCGCGTCCACCAGAATCGGCACGACGTGGACGGCCTTGACCGCCGACGAGGTGGCGGCGCTGCAAGCGTCCGTTCCCGGAGAGGTGCGGTGGAATGACGGCTACTGGCAGCCCGGCATCGGAAACGTCAAGGTCACCTACACGGCTGGATACCCGGACGTGCCCCCGCTCGTCAAGCGGGCCGCGATTGAGGTGGCGGTCTACGAACTGCCGCCCAGCAACGTCCCCTGGCAGGCGGACGGCTACGACTCCGGGGGCACGTCCTACTCGTGGCAAAAGGGAGATGGATACAACGGCGCGTGGAGCGCCCTCCCGAACGTGATGCTGGCGCTCAGACTTTATGACCACTCCGGCATCGGGATCGGCTAATGGCTTCCACCTCCCTGCCCGACTTCCTGGACCAGCTCGTGGACGCGCTGCAGAGCCGAAGCGACTTGCGCGGCGTCAACGTCTTCTCCTGTCCCGTCGAGCCCGAGCAACTGGGCCTCGAAGGCATCGAGTTCGCCGAGGAAGTCTCAGTCGAGCAGTCGCACGCATCCATGGGCAGCACGGAACTTGAGGAGACCTACACCGTCTCCGGCAGCCTGCTCGTAGCCGCCCCCTTGACCAAGAACGGCACCAACGCCGATGCCAAGTCCGCCCGCGACCGCTGCGCCGTCATCCTCGGCGAAGTCGTCGACGAGATGGCCGACAACGACACCATGACCGGCAGCGTGAGAGACGTGCAGATTGCGTCGCAAAGCTGGCACCAAGGAATCAAGCCGGACCCCCCAGCGCGCGTCTGCTGGGTCGAGTTCGCGCTGAATGTCACGACTCGCGTGACGCCGTAATCGAAAGGAGCTACGTGAAGGTCAAGCTACTCGTCAAGCGCGATGGTTGCGAGGCCGGGGACGTGGCCGATTACGGCCCCGACAAGGCCCGCGAACTGATCGGCCTGCACGAAGCGGAGGAGTTCATCCCCGCCCCCGATCCGCCTCCCAAGAAGAAACCACATGCGCCTGAGAAGGCGACCAAGTCCGTCAATCAGGAGCCCGCGCAAGCGGGTTTGTCCGTTAAGGAGGACAAATGGCAGTAATCAAGGGCACCTTGGCCAGCATCAAGCTCGTTACCGACGCGGTGCTGGAGTGCCAGAGCTACACGCTCGACATCGGGCAAGAGACCGTGGACACCACGTCCTTCGGCGACACCTTCCGCGAGGCCACCCCCACGTTCGCAACCTGGTCGGCGACCGCCAAGGGCAACTACTCGACCAGTGATACCACCGGCCAGGACGTGCTGCGCGCCGCGGCCATCGCCGGCAGCGAATTGGCCGACGTGCGCTTCTACGTCGGGGCAGCCCCGTACTACCACGGACCGGCCTTCGTTTCGATGTCCATTTCCGCCGACGTTGGCGGGGTCATCGGGGTCGACTTCACCTTCATCGCCAGCGGCGCACTCAACTACCACGCTTCCTGATCGGGGGCTGACTAATGGCACTTATCAAAGGTCGGCTCGGCTCGATTTGGATGGCGAAGTACGGGGCTGGGGCAACGGTGATGACCGATGAGGCCATGACCGCCAACGGCGCCAAGACCGTGTTCACCATCGACGACGCCACCAAGCGGTTCATCGACCCCGACACCGCCGTGGTGGTCAAGTACAACGGCGGCGCGGTCACGAGCTACGCGAGCATCCAGCGGCCCGGCGGCGTCGTCGCATGGACCGTCTCGCCCGGCGCCTCGGCTGTCACCATCAGCGGCAAGTATCTGGCCGTCGCACAGGTCGGCGAGTGCAAAAGTTGGGCGCTTGACCTCGCCACCGAAAGCGTCGAGGTGACTTCGTTCGGCGACACGTTCAAGCGGTTCACGCCGATGATCGTCGCCGGCAGCGTCAACATTGATGGCGCTTACGTCGATAGCACCCTGTTCGCCGAGATGGTCTCAACCAACGCGCGTATCGGCATCGACCTGTTCCTCGACACCACGGGCGGTAGCGAAGTCCGCTACACCGGCTACGGCACCATCGACACCTCCAACATCACGGCCGACATCGGCGGCGTCGTCGAGCAGCCGTTCACCATCAAGTTCAACGACGGTCCCTACTACGTGGCGGGTCTCGCCTAAGTGCCTCGCGACTTCTCTCTGAGCGGTCCCGACCTGCGGGCGTTCGCGCGGCGCATGGAACACGCGGGCTTCTCCGCGAAGAAGGAGCTGCGGTCGATTCACCGCAAGTGGGCGCGCGTCCTGGCCAAAGACATCAAGTCCGCCATGCCGAAGACCGGCAGCCTGACGGCGGGAACGGCTCAGGCCGGTGGCAGCGTCCGCAAGCGCATCTCGAAAGCGAAGAAGAGGTCCGGCTGGAAGAAGACCGGCTCTGCGCACGACACCCCGCGCGGGGCCATGGCGCGCTCCGTCAAGACGTTCGCCAGCACGGGTTCGGCGGGCGTTACCGGCGGCGACACCAGAGCGCCCCATTACGCCGTCAACGAGTTCGGAGGCGCGGTGTGGTGGCGGGCACGGAAGGGTGGCGTGCGCCTGCACGCCAAGCCCGCGCGTCGCCCGCACAGGTCTTACGCCGAGCAGTTTGCCAAGCACGGCGGCAAGACCGGCCACATCATTCCCGTGCGCAACCGCAGCCGAGCGTTCAACAGGGGCGTCGAGGGCTGGTTCTTCTACCCGACCATCTACAAAAAGCTCGACACCCTCGAGAACAAATACTTCAAGGACCTCGACAAGCACGTCACCAGCGAGCTGAAAAAGCTCTCCTACGCCAAGCACTGACCACCCAAGGGGGAATCCGTGAGTGAAGAGGAAGTCTCCGGGGCCATCCCGGAACCCGCAGAAGAGTCCGAATTGCCCGTCGTGCCGATGGACTGCGACCCGTCCGACTGGACGCTGGCCGAGCAGATGGCATACCGCGCCGAAGTCGGCGTCAACCCGCAGTACGCGATGCTGATGATCGGCAAGGCGTTCGAGGCCGAGGACGCCGAGAAGTACACGAACATCGACCCATCCTGGCTACTCGGCATTGCGTGGATCACCGCGCGCCGCAAAGACAAGTTCGTGAAGCTCGCCGCGATGGCTGAGGCCATGGAGTACAGCGAACTGCTGCGCTCAGTCATCAAGTGGGCCGAGGCGCGGGCTCCCGAGCCGGACCCTACCCCGGCGCCGAAGAGGGCGGCGCGCAAGCCGAAGTAGTCAGCGAGCAATCCATCTTCCGAATCTGCATCGCGTATGGCGGCTGGACACGAGAGGACGTACTGGATTTGACCACCGAGCAGTTCAACGTAGCGGGCAAGGTCGCCTCTGAGTTCCACGGAGCGAAGTAGTGTCGACGCGCGTCAACAACGTAGTCGAGCGGTTCACCCTGGTCGGGGATGACAAGTCCTTCGGCAAGACGTTCAAGGGCGCCGCCAAGGACACGCAGAATCTCGACCACAATATGTCGAAGCTCGGCAAGGTGTTCCAGGCCTTCGGCGTGTCCGGCATCGGGCGCGGCTTCGGCGACCTCAAGCAGGCCCTCGGCGGGTTCGCGCGCGGCAACCTCTCATACGGCGTCTCGTCACTCTCGCGGGCGTTCACCGGGCTGAACGCGGCCGGGCGTGGGGCCTACGCCGCTATCGGCATGGCATCGGCCGCAGTCGCCGGCATCGTCGCCGTCGGTATCAAGGCCACGAAGACGTACATGGCGCTTGGCCGGACGCTGCAGCAGTTCTCGCGGATTGGTGGCCTCAAGCCCGATACGTCGCTGCAACTCTACGGCCAGCTCAAGATGACCGGAGCCGATGTCGGCTTGGCCAGCAAGAACCTCGGCATGTTTGCCAAGAACCTCAAGGTCGCGCAGGGGGGCACCGGCAACCAGGCGAAGGCCATGGCGATGCTCGACATCGAGCTGAGGAAGTCGAACGGCGACTGGAAGTCAGTCTCCGAGATTCTGCCCGAATACCGCAACGCGCTGTCCGGTACAAAGGACGCGGCTACAAAAGCGTTTGCTGCTCAGTCCATGCTCGGACGTGGCTACCAGTCGCTCAGCAAGTGGATCTCCGTCTCCGAGAAGGACATCAAGCGGTACAACAAGATCGTCGCTGCGACGGGCTTCACGTGGCTGGGCAAGGACTCCGGGGGCATGAAGAAGCTGCTGGAGACGCAGCGCCAGATTAGCCTGACGTGGGAACTGATGCTGGCGGGCATCGGCAAGGCGATCTCGCCCTACATCGCCAAGATTATGAAGGCCGCCGCCGTCATCGGCCCGGCGTTCCTCAACGGGTTCAAGGCGGGTGCCAAGGCAATCGCCGTGATATTTGCCCCGCTCGGCTGGGTCGTCAAGGCGCTGGACAAGCTCTTCCCATCGCTTGACGTGGTGAAGAAGCTTGCCTCGGCATTCGGCTTCCTGCTCCCCATCATCATCGCCATAGGCGGAGCGCTCACGACATTCGTCCTCGCGGTAAAGGGGCTGCAGGCACTCAGCGGCGCCAAGGCGGCGGCGGCGGCATGGTACGCAGAGAAGGTCGCCATCGACGCCAACACTGCGTCGGCAGTGGCGAACGCCAGGGCCAAGGAAACCGGAGTGCTCCCGCCCAACATATATGGCCGGGGCGGCGCTGGAGCGATGGGTACCGCGTTGCCGGACTACGCCGGTAAGGCTCGCATCGCACAACAGGCGAGAATCGCAGAGCGAGAGACGGCGCAAGCGGCGAAACTGGCGAAGATGGCAGAGGCGGCTTCGGCCGCAGGAATCGCGCCGGCGCTCGTTCCGGCAACGAGGGCGGTCGACGAGCTCGGCGTGGCAGCGAGTGCGACAGGCGGCCGGTTTGCCGCGATGGGCGCGAGCATCAAGGCGGCAGCCGTGTCGTCAATCGTGGCTATGGGGCCGTGGATCATCGCCGCCGCTGCAGTCGGAGCCGCGTACATGGGCATCAAGTGGGCCTATGGCCAGTGGCAGGACGCCGAGAAGCAGGCCGCGGCCGCTCACGCGAACTTCGCCGCCACCATCGGTAAGGATCTCGCCGGGGTCCAGCAGAAGATCGGCATCGTCTCCCAGAAGTACCGCGACTTCGCCAATCTCTTGGCCACGGACGTGGCATCGGACCTGAACGATCACATCGAGGCCGGCAAAAAGTCCTTCCTCGGTGGCCCTGTCTGGTTCCACGGCACGGGCGACGCGGAGCGCGTCGCTGCCGAATCGGCGAAGAAAATCCTCGATACGACGCAGAAGATATTCGACCAAGGCCCCATGACCGAAGCCGGCAAGGCCAAGGTTGTTGACGCCATCAAGACGCTGCAGGGCCTTGGGACTATCGCCGCTCCCGCAGTCGCGCTCCTGAGCGGGGAACTGCTCGCTATCGACCCGAGCGCCCTTGATACGGCGGCGCAGAAGGCGGCGAAGCTGGCGCAGGTACTCAAGGACAACGCCACCCTCATCAGCGTCCTGATTCCCGGCATGTCCGGCCCCGCGACCATGAGTCAGGCGAACGCGAAGTCTGCGGGCTGGATGGACAAGGCTGGCGGGATGCTCAAGGGCGCGACCATCGTCGACCCCGCGACCCTCGTCGACCCCGCAGCCATCCAGCAGGCCGCCAGCGACGCGCGCAACACCGCCGCTAGCACCCTCGTCGGCATGGCGACCACCTTCGCCGGCATCGCCAAAAACATCGTCAAGAAGATCAACAAGCAGGACTGGCGCGCCGTCGGTGTGGCTATCCGCAAAGCGACGGACGCGATGATGAAGGGATGGGGAGACGTAGGGGGCACCGGCGGCAGCGGCCTAGCGAGCACCCTGCTGGACCTTCCCAACGCCCTGCTCAGCCTGGCGACCAGCCTCGCAGCCGTCCCCAAGAACATCGTCGCGAAGATCAACGAGAAGGACTGGTTCGCCGCTGGAGTGGCCATCCGCAAGGCAGAGGACGCGCTGGTCGCTGGTGCCGGTATGGGTTCCGCGTCGTCCGCGTTGTCCGTGACGGTCGCGCCCACATACTCCGGCAGATTCAAGCCGGGCCAGAAGGGCATGAAATACGCCTCCGGTGCCGACTTCATCACGAAGGGCGCGACCCCGATGATCGTCGGCGAGGCTGGACCCGAGCACGTGAGGGTCACGCCGCTGACTGGGCCTCACGCCCGGCCCGCCGCCCCCGTCGTCCACGTCCACATCGGCACCGTCGTCGGCACCGACGAGGCCGCCGCCCGCAAGCTCTCCGAGATGGTCGGACGCCACCTCTCGCGCGGCGTGATGCGGCAGATGGTAGGCCAGAATGCCTAGCTCGCCGCCCTACGTCCAGTCCGTCGACATCGGTGAACTGCCCGTCCAGTGTACGGCCGTGGCCAACGCGCTCTCGGCCGAGCCGGTGCAGGTGACGAACTACATCAGCGACTTCCAGAAGATCACCGTGAGCGGCCTTTGTGCGGACGGGGACGCGGCGGGGGCCATCGCGGCGGCGACCGCCTACCTGTCCGGTTACCGCATCTTCGGGGGCACCACCTGCACCATCGGCCGCACGCCCGAACTCCACGCCGCCAAGTCCGGCGCCCTCAGCACTTTCACCGTCACCTTCAACGTACTTCCCTAGGAGACCCCATGCCCGCGACCGAAGACGAAGCTGTCCTCATCTGCGCCGCCATCGCCGGCGGCACTGCCTACCAAGGCGACAACGATCTGGAACTGGCCCTGACCACCACGCTGCCGACCGCATCCACGGCAGGCGCCGAAGTCACCGGCGGCAACTACGCCCGCGTCGTCGTCGACATGGCCGACTGGACCGCAGACGGCGTGGGCGGCGTCTTCAGCACCGACCCCGTCACCTACCCGGATCTGGTGTCCAGCGACTACAACGCCGACGTGGTGGCCGTCGAGGCGTACTCAACGAGCGACCACACGACGCGGCGCTGGTACATCCCGCTCGACTCGCCGGTCACGAAGCGCATCGGCGACACGCCGCAGTTCCCGGCTGGCGAGCTTTACCTGACCGTGGTCTGAATGCCCTCTCTGGAAACGATATACGGCACCTACGACCTAACCGCAGACCTACCGGCCGTGTACTTCCCCATCGGCACGCTGCACTTCGGGGTGGTGTGAGGTGGCGAGTCCGCTGATCCTCCAGCCGGACGCGGCGGCGGGCAATGACACTTTTCTCATCTCCAACCCCGCGACTACCAACTCCGGGTCCGGAATCAACCTGGTCTGCGGTGACGCGAGCAATACCGCAAGCTCTGCCGTGCGTTCCCTCATCGCCCCCCCCAGCCTGCCTCCCGCCGGGGTGGTTATCACATCGGTGGCGCTTGATTTGTGGGAGTATCAAACCTCTGCAACCGGGGCAGTCACGTCGTGGGCTGTCGAGCTGCGCCGCGTGCTGAGGAGCTGGGTCGAGGCCGAGACGACGTGGAACATCTTCTCCACCGGCAACAACTGGGGCACGGCTGGTTGCGGTAATGCCACAGACCGCGACGCTACAGTGCTCGCGACCACGACGCTGGATGGGACCGCTGCCAACGGATTCATCACGTGGTCGGGCGCGGGCCTTGTGGCGCTCATGCAGGCATGGACTGACGACCCCGCCAGCAACCTCGGAGTGCTCCTCTCCGCGCCAACTGCTGAGAACCAAGGCACCGCTTACGCCTATAACTTTTTCTATTCATCCGACTACGCCACTGACGCTGCCAAGCGACCACGGTGGACCATCGAGTACGTCGTGTTGGGCACCGTACCCCGACGCAGTATCGGTTCAGGAATCGGCTCGGGCATCGCCTCGGGCATTGCATGAGGAGATAACCCATGGAGTTCTGGCGTGAGAAGAATGTAGACACCCGAGCCTACTTCCCGATTCAGAAGAACGACGGCACGTTCATCACGGGTGCGGCGGGACTGGACTCGGAGTTCATCCTGTACGGCGCGCATGGTGCCGGTGCACCCTCCTTCGCCGACTGTACGCACGAGGCCGCGGAGATAGGCACGACCGGCATTTACTACCTCGACGTTTCCGCCGCCGAGTTGAACGATGACTACGGCGCGCTCATTCAAATCAAGTCCAGCTCCACGGGCGAGATCGTCCAGGTACTCCTCTTCCACACGCGGCCGCAAGGGGTCGACGTGGTGAACTGGAAGGGTTCCGCAGCGCCCGCCATGACCGGCGACGCCTTCGCGGCTGTCGGCGACGTGCACGCCACCGACCTGCCCGCCGTGGCAGCGATGCTCACTGACATCCACGGGACGGACCTCCCGGCGGTCAAGGCCGACACGGCGGCCATCCTCACCGACACCGGCACGACGCTGGACGCGGCCCTGACGCTGGCCCTGAAGCTCCTGCGTAACAAGGTCGTGACCAACCCGGCGACCGGCGTGATGACCGTCTATGACGACAACGGCACGACGCCGCTCTACACCGCGAACGTCTACGAAGACGTGGCCGGTACGGTGCCCTTCGACGGCACCGGGGCCAACAGGCGGGACAGGCTGGCGTAAATGTCGGCACTCGTTCTTAGAGGCTTGGGGGATAGCGAGGACCTGCTCGTCACCGGAGGCCTCGGCCTCGACGCTGCCGCGCAGTCCCTGGTCATCGTTGACACACAGACCGTCGTCAACGGGTCGGATGGCTCCTCGGTCGTCATCGCCAAGCCCGACGGCCTCGAAGTCGGGCATATGCTCGTCGCCTTCATCGGCGCGAACGGGAAAGCCCTGACCCTAAATACCCCGGCTGGCTGGACCGCCGACTCCGTGAACACCGGCGCGAGTCTCTCCGCCGCGCCGGAGACCTACGCCAATATCGGCTGTTTCTACAAGGTCGCCGATGCCGCTGACGTGGCCGCCAGCGACTTCACCTTCACGTCCTCTGATGCCACGTACAAACTCTTTGGCATCGTGCTGGCCGTTTCGGGCGCGAGCGCGATCGACGTCTCGGGCCGCCAGTTGGCCACGGCGGCGAACAGCCCGGTCACGCTGACCGGCGGCGTCACCGTCACGGGGCCGAGCCGCCTCTTCCTCGTCTGCAGCCTGTACTCGACGGGAGCCGGGATAACGGGCATCGCCGCGCCGGCCCTTGCCACGGATGACCCCTCCTGGACGACGACGGTCGCTAACACGACATTCAACGGGACGTCCCGCTTCACTCTCCGCACGGCGCGAAG